TGGTGAATGGTGAGAATCCTGTTTTTGGTGACAGTAAACCAGCAAATGGATTAAATGTCATTACGATAACTCACGATGAAGATATTGAATATGATATTACAGAATTATCGTAGAACAAATTTCCAACAAACGCAAATACGGCAAATAGTAATTAAGACTTTAATTTGCTTTTGAGCTTATTTGCAGAGTTGGAACTCGAAACAATAATTAAACAAGACAGCTTTAGCTGTCGCCCGTGAATATGAAAGAAGAAATTAAATTACTATCAACTGGGTTTATGCAAGTATTTTTTGTCGCAATAAATACTCACTTTATATCAACAAAAAACCTTCATGGTACAGTTGTCGCAGGATTCATAATTTCATTGATTTGGTCATTTAATGTAAAGAAAATCGCATTTGGAAGCACAAATGACCGATTTATTTATGCGTTTGGGGCGGCACTTGGTTCGCTATCTGGATTGGCTATTTCAATCGTGTTTTTTTAATTCCAACTGGAGCAAAGACGATGACATAGTGAAAAATGCTGGCATTTTTATGCTTGCTTTTACGCCTTTGCATCGTTGGAGCTACTGGACTTTTTAGCTTCGCTTTCGTGATGTCGCAAGTAACTAATTTTAGTGCTAAACGCTTGACTATAAGCGAATTAATTTGTAAATTTAGGAAACTAAAATAGTATTTTATGACTGCTATAAAGGATTTATCGTCTTTCAAAAAAACAGGTAGCAAATTATATGATATTCAACCATCATGGTGTCGAAAACCACTTGATTTGACAAATAATAATGCTATCATTTTAAAACCAATAGTGAAAAGAGTTTTTTTCTTTGACCCAACGCCTATTTATGATAAAATAAACCAAAAAAATCTTTTAAATCCATATCAAAGACATTGTTCTGTACCTATGTCAGAATTATTTGAAGATAAAAATGGAAAATGTGCTTGCGGTTGTGGCAAACAACTTGAAGGAAGAAGAAAAAGATGGGCAACAGATGAATGCAATAGTTTTGCCAATAACGTTTTTCAAATCATATCTGGTAATACTTCAACACTAAGAATGTTAAGAAGGCACTACACAGGAGGGTATAACTGCGAAATTTGTGGTATTAATGATTATGACAAATCAGTAGAATTAGACCATATTTTCCCCGTTAAATTTGGTGGCGGTGGTGGGTGGTTGTCAAATTATCAATTTAAGTGCAAAAAATGTCATAGAGAAAAAACAAATGCAGATTTTGGATTTAAGCAACCCAAAGTTTTAGAGCCTTTATCATTATTTGCGTAGTAAAAGTTTTCCAACAAAGGCAAAGCCGATGACATAGTGAAAAATGCTGGCATTTTTATGCTTGCTTTTACGCCTTTGCATCGTTGGACTTGAACCAACTTTGTAAACCACGCTTTCAGGGTGTCGCACGAAATAATCAGATAATTAACACTTTGAAAACAGAAATATTTTCCTTAAATTTAGAAAAAAAAAAAAAGAAAATATTTCTATGATTTGGAGTAATGACAGAATAAAACTTTTTAATGCTGATTGCTTTGATATTTTTCCGAAAATAGCTGATAAATCAGTAGATTTAATTTTGGCAGATTTGCCCTATGGTACAACTCAATGCAAATGGGATTCAATTCTTCCTTTTGATAAACTTTGGAAAGAATACGAGAGAATTATTAAAGATAATGGTGCAATTGTGCTTAGTGCTTCACAACCTTTCACAAGTGCATTGATAATGAGCAACCCTTCACTATTTAGGTACAATTGGATATATAAAAAAACAAAAGCAACGGGCTTTTTAGATGCTAAAAAACGCCCTCTAAATGATTATGAAGATATTTGCGTGTTTTATAAAAAGCCACCTATTTATAATCCACAAATGATTCAAGCGGAAAAGCAATATAAAAGAGGGTTGGTAAAAAAGAGGAAATCAGATTGCTATGGTGAAGAATATGCTTTCAATCAACTTGAAACTGGCATGAGATACCCTAAACGGATTATCGAAGTACAAAATGCCAACACGCAAAATATTTTTCACCCAACGCAAAAACCTGTTTTTTTGATGGAATATTTTGTAAAAACCTACACAAACGAAAGTGATTTAGTGCTTGATAATACTTTTGGAAGTGGAACAACTGCCGTAGCCTGTCAAAACCTTAACCGCCAATTTGTCGGCATGGAAAAGGAAAAGAAATATTTCGATATAGCCGTTCAGCGTTTGACAGCGTAGAAACACTTCCAACAAACGCAAATACGGCAAATAAAAGCATAAATTTGTTAAAATCTATCAAATTGTATTATATAAAGAATCTTTGATTAATTACAGCAATTTTGTTGTATTTTTCAAGGATTTTTTAATTTTCACTTGATTATTAAATATAATAATGCGATATTCGTACTATAATTAAATAACACAAATCAATTATAATATGCAAACTTTAAAAACTTATTCTTTGGAATATTACATAAAGCAAAACCAAAGAAAAACAATGCCTTATACTATTCCTCAAATAGCTGAGTACTATAAAGCAACTGGCTCATTGCCTTTCAATGTTTCTGATGAAAAAAATTGGGTTTATGAGTATTTGATTGAAAGACAAAGAAAAAGCGGTGTTTATAATGACCAATTTTTCACTCCACCACAGTTATCAAAACTGTTCTTTGAAACTGTTGAATCATTTACATTTATGACTAAGTATTCAACAATACTTGATTTATGCTGCGGTTTCGGGATGCTTGGAAAAGAGTTTGTTGATAGAGGATATTGTCGAGTAACTGGCATAGATTCAGATATTGAGCAGGATTTTGATTTTGTATGTAATGAGAAAGAAATTAATTTTCATAATGTACAATTAGAAGACTACAACCCAGAAGAAAAAAACTTTGACATAATCATTTCTAATCCACCTTATCAAAAAGAGTTTTACCCATTATTATTCAACAAAGCACATGATTTGATTGATGAATATGGTTCTTTGTACGTGATTCTTCCATCAACTTTTATGGATATTAAGCACAAAGAGACTCAAAACGCACTCAAAAAATGGCAACTACATTACGTTGTTGAGCATAACATACCGTTTGCTAGAACAAACGTTCAAACATCAATTTATTATTTTCAAAAAAACAACGATTAAAAATGAACACGAATTTAAAATCTTACGAGCAAAGAGCCATTGCGGCACATTCTTGGATTTCCTTTAGACCAGATGAAAGAGGAAAACAGTACATTTCTGATTGCGAAACAGAACTTAACGAGCTACTTTCTACTGTTCCAGTAGAAACTCATGGTTGGGTAACAGATAAATATAAAAAACTGATGTCTCACCATATTAGTTCGCTATCAAGAACAGCCAGCTCCGCAATTACTGGAGGAAGCGGCTTTAATGTTCGCAGACAGGAAAAGATGCGAAATTGGGAGCGTTCAAGCTACGATAATTGGAGAAGTTGGGTTAAAAATATAACAAAAAAACTCAACAGAGCAGAGAAACCAGACTTAGATACTCAAGTTGAAGAAAAAGAAAATTTGATTGAGGAGCTAAAAGAAACTCACAAAATGATGGTTGCTTCTAATAAAGTTATCAGAGACAAGAAGCTCACATTGGAAGAGAAAAAAGAAGAGCTTTCAAATTTGGGAAATACTGATGAAAATATCGCAGAAATTTTAAAAGGCGGTAGTTGGTGGGGATTGGGTTATCCAACATTTAGTTTGACTAATTCACTAGCAAGAATCAAGGGCCATGAAGAAACTTTGGAGAAGCTAAAAAGAAGAGTTTCTGCTAGAAGTGAAGAGCAACAAGAAAAAGTAATAAACGGTGTAAAGTTTGTCAAAAATGTAGTTGACAATAGACTTGAAGCTCATTTTTCTGGAAAGCCAGAAAGAGAAACTATCAATGTTCTCAAGTCTAATGGATTTAGATGGACTCCATCAAAAAATTGTTGGCAGTCGTATCTAACAATAAATCACCATAAATTAAATGAAGTTTTGGAACATATTAAATCACTACAAAATGACTCTATCGGAGCTTAAAAAAGCAATCAAGGCCCTTAAAAAAAGGGCTATTGCTTTAAATAAAATCAATCCTGTTTCTGATGAAGATTGGAGAGATTACGAAAAACAAAAAGAATTAATTTGTGTTGAATTCAAAAGGCTTTATTTTGCAAATAGTGACTTTAGCGGTCTTGATTCAAAATCAATTCTAACTTTGTTAAAAATGAATGTTAAGTATAGATTCATAGAGTTTCATTTATTTGGTATTAAAATCGACTTAGAGAAGTTATAATGATTCACAATGAACAAGAATACGTCTGTATCAATGGCGTAAGCGTAGAAGAAGCGAAATTGATAATTAAGGGCATGAAAATACCTTACAGGATATTAAAAAAACCTGTACCCGCTGGAAAACTGTTTAACAAACAAATTTTTTCAATAAAAAAACAAATTTACATTCCGAAAACACATGAAGAAAAATTTAAGAATTGCATCGTTTGATTTGGAAACTACTGGTGTAGATACAAACAAAGACAGAATTGTACAAATTGCCTGTAAGCTACAGGAATGGAATTCAGAAGAAAATGTTATGTACACTCTCAGAATGTTTGAGAGCTATGTAAACCCTGGCATCACTATTCCACTTGGAGCAAGTGAAGTTCATGGAATTACTGATGAAATGGTAAAAAACGCTCCCAAGTTGGAGGAAATATCTGATGAACTAATGATTTTCTTTGGCTTAGAAACAGATTGTTTATCTGGTTATAATATTGGCAGCTTTGATGTTCCTTTGTTATTATCAGAACTTGACCGAATTAGTTATTCAGTTGATTTTTCAAAGAAAATCATCTTGGATACATTCAAAATTAACAACCATTTCAATCCAAGAACATTGTCTAATGTTTATAGAAACTATACAAAAAAACAATTAGAGGATGCTCACAATGCAATGGCAGACGTAAACGCATCAGATGAAGTTCTTATGTGTCAACTAGAAAGACACGAGTTGAATATTGAGGAAGCCGATTCGATTGAACTGTTAGTAAACAATGGAAAACCAAGAGTTGATTTTGCTCAAAGATTTACAACAAATGAAAAAGGTGAATATGTTTTCAATTTTGGAAAGAATCAAGGCAAAAATGTTTTCTGGGAAAAAAACTATTTAAGATGGATGCTTGGGCAGGATTTTTCAAATGACACCAAAAATTGGATAGAAAAGTTCCTTCTTGATGCTTATTAATCGCTAATTGTATTATTTCAAGAATCTTTGATTAAAACAGCGTTATTTTAAGCAATAACGTTGTATTTTTCAAAGATTTTTTATTTTTAACTTGCTTATTAAATATAAATATGCAATATTTGAAGTATAAACAATTAACAAATAAATATAAAAACTATGAAAATTGTAAGATTGATTTTTGAAAACCACGTTTATGACTGTTCTTTTCCAGTAGAGCCGATTACTGATGAAGAAATTAAAGAAAAATACATTGGCAACTTAATTGATGTATGTAATCCATTTAATGGTAGTTTACAGAAATGTATTGATTGCATCATTTTAAATGAATCGCAAAAAAAGGTTGAAACTTACGTTAAACACTTTGTGGAGATGCGTAATGAAATGGATTTTAATAAAAAGATATTTCTTAACCATATTGTAAAAAATTATTGCGATAAGGAAAATATTATGGTATTGCCAATACAACTATCAAACAATTTCTTGATTTATGTCAAAAATATCCCAATAGCCGAGTATGTATCTGAAAAGTTGCCAAATGGCGATTTGAAATTTTACTCATACGTCAAATATTTGTAACATGACAGAGTTTGAGCTTAAAAGAATGGAGGGTATGACTCCAAAACAACGTACAGCTTATCGTAAGTTTTTGTATTCAGCAAAAACTGGTAGTAAATGTAGAAAGTCAAGAGGTGTTATTTCATGTAATATTTGTAATGACTTTGAAAAATGCGAGACACCCAAAAACACAGACAAATACTTAGCTTTATCAAGAAAATGACAGAAGAAAAGTTTAATAAAATCCTTAAAGGTGAAATTATATGTTCTGGCGTTGAAGAAAATTAGCCAGATGGAATATTTATGAATAGGCAAGGTGGAAAGATTAGATGGGTAGCTGTAAAAGGATACGCAGATGATTTTAGTTTTTATGTAGGTTCGTCAATTCTTTCAGAAAAATTTATAGCTAAATATGGCGACAAAATTAGTAGCATAAATGTGATTCAAAGAGTTACTAAATTCCCATACGAAGTAATGCAAAAGTATAGACCTTAAAATTAATTGTAAAAATGATTTTGAAATTTTTCTATTCACAAAAAAAAGAAGGGCAATTAGTTTCTCTTCTTAAAACTAAAACAGGTAAAAAGATTGTTTTGCCTAACTATCAAATCAAAGATGATAGTTTATACGAGGTTGAAGTTGAAGAAAAAGAAACGTTTTTTTATGTTAAAAGAGCAGAGAAATACGTTCCGTTTTTAACTTTTGAAGACCTGGGAAATGGTACAGTTCACTTGACGAGTATTTGCGGACTGAATGTATTTTTTGATACGACAAGACCGAAAGACCAGATTCGACAAAAAATAGAAGACAGATTCGTCAAACACGAAGGACTTTTTAAATATTCTCTAACACCAGAGTTTGTATCGTTAAAAATCAACGAGTTTCTTCATGAAAGAAAAAAGACTGCTAAAAAAGGGCAGGAAGTAGAAAAAATAATCACATTGTTTTAAAATCAATCATAAACCCCCAGTAAAGAAAAATGAGAAAATTCAAATTACAAATCGTTGGAGTAACGCCATATATGCAACATCGCATGGACGACAAGAAGCTTGCAGAATGGGAAAAGTCGAGAGGCCGTATTATCGAAAACTCTGATGCAGCGACACCAGAGGAAAAGCTAGCTCATTTTCACTCATACATTGATGAAAACGGATTGTTTTATATTCCATCATCACATTTCAAGCAAGCGTTCTGTAATGGTGGTTCTTTTGTAAAAGCTAAAGTCGGTAACAGCTCACGTTCATTAAAAAACATCGTAGCTGGTCAATGGAGGATTTTAGAAGAAAGAATCAAATTTAGAAAGTTTGATGAAATAGATTCTCGCTCAGCAGTAAACAAAAACGTCAAGGCACGTATTATGGTTCACAGACCTAAATGGAATGAATGGCGTTGTGAATTTACTTTAATTCTTGATGATGATGATAAGAACAAATTGACTCAAGAAACGGTAAACGACATCATTAAGTATGCAGGAAGATACTTAGGTGTAGGTTCTTATCGTCCAGAGCATACTGGCGAATTTGGTAGATTTGAATTAGAGAAAATCACACCAATTAAGTAGTTTTTAGTATTTCAATGTACCGTTATGTTCAGTAGAGTGATGTAAGGCAATGTTTTTTATAGTGAAGTACAGTCAAGTAGAGCAAAGTGCGGCATAGTTAAGTTTTTTGTCGTGAAGTGATGTGAAGTATTGTTATGTCTTGTGAAGTATTTTTTTGTGAGGTATAGTATGGTTAAGTACTGTTCCGTACTGTAACGTTTAGTAAAGTATTTTTGTGTGAGGTTATGTGAAGCTATGTATGGTTTAGTTTTGTTTTTTGAAGTCCTGTTTAGTAATGTGAAGTAAAGTGTGGTTTAGTTATTTGCCGTATTGTATTGTTAAGTTATGTATAGTTAAGTTTGGTATTTTGCTGTCTTGTATAGTAAAGTGAAGTAATGTCGAATATAGTTTTTTTAAGTAAAGTAGTGTGGCGTAAAGCAAAGCCTAGTATAGTTATTTTTAGTTCAATACTTAGTGGCAGAAAAAAAACTGTCACTAAGTTAAATTTCAAAAAAAATGGGATACGACATTGAAAAAGAACCAGTAGGACAAACTTGTCCAACAATTAATGCAGTTATTCGAGATGTAAATGCAATTTATAACATCATTGAAAACGTGGATGGTTCTAATGAACAAGATTTAAAGGATATTCTTGAGAATATGGAACAAATACGTGAAGCAAATTCTTTATTAAGAAATTGGGGTAACGATTTATTGAATAGGAAAAAAGAATTGGAAGAAGAGCTAAGTGACAAGGTAGAAGAAATGGAGAAAACAATTTCTGACTTGGAGGAAAATATAGAAACTTACAAAGATGAAATTAAGCGGCTTGAAAAACTCATTGAAGACTTAGAAAATTAAGCAGAGAGCATCGGAATCGAACCGAAACGGTTTTAATCGTCGAACCGATTAGCAGTCGGCCCATATCACCATCAATGTTTACTCTCTAAAAAAATAAGTCTGATATGTAGGATTTGAACCTACGGTCTTCTGCTCCCAAAGCAGACGAAAACGGCCTAACTTCTCCAATATCAGATATAAAAAAAGTCTTCCTAAGCTAATAAGAAGACTTTTTAAATGATAAACAAAATCATAGTCAAAAATCCTCAGATAAATTCTGCGGTAAAAGACTACTGATATTTAGATTTTGTTTTTTCATTTTTTTAGTTGCGGATGATAGATTTGAACTATCGACCTCTAGGTTATGAGCCTAGCGAGCTACCGCTGCTCTAATCCGCATTGCAAAAGTATTGAAAAATTTTAAATAAAAAAAATTAATGAAAAAAATCTCTGGCATCGTATTGTGTGTAACATCAAAAGGCACATCATCAACAATTAGACTTTATGGCTCTGGTTCACTCTCTTTAAGTGATGAAGTAATAGTAAAATTAGAAGGTGATTTGTTAATCATCACTAGGCCTTCAATATCTTTTAACGGTAAAACTAGAAAGTTGACCAAAAACAAAGAGTATGATTACGTACAGATAAGTTATAATTCTGCCATAGAAAACGGAAAATATAGCTTGGACGATTCTAGTGACGAAGACAATTTGGTGTTCAATGTAAAGATGCCAATTTGTGTTGAAACTAATGTGGAATTGAATGGGCATGATGAAGAAGAGTTTACGGTAACTTGTCACGATGGATATGCTTTTGCTTTCAGCCCAAAGACAAATGTTTACTTAGAGTACCCAAAGCTAAAAGACTTAAATCAGCATCAAATTGAATCTGCTTTAATGTACAGAGGTATTGACTTAAAATCAAAACCAACTTATGGTGATATAATGATTTCTTACGGAGTTGAAATTAAATAATCATGGCAAACAACGAATATTTAAAAGGCACAGTCTTCACCGAAAAAGAAGACGATTTTATTAGACTGCATTATGTCCAGTTATCTCAGCGAGCGATGGCTTTACGCCTTGCCAGGACTAGAACAGAAATTGTTACTAGAATGAAACATCTTGATTTGAAGCTAACAAAAGAAGAGTTTCGCTTAAAAAAGCAAGCTGCTGGCTTAAAATGGAGAGATTCAATAACTCAAGAACAATTTTGGACACAAGAAAAGGATTCATATTTGAGAGACAATTACGAAAAGAAGCTAAACAAAGAGTTAGCTAAAGAATTGGGTATAACTAGCATTGCAATTTCAACTAGAGCAAGCAGATTAGGACTAAGAAAATCACAGAGCTATTTGAAACGGCTTAGAAAAGATATAATACCAAAGCTCAGATATTGCGGAAAAAACAAGTAATTTTCAATTATAAAAACACAAAAAAACATGGAATTAATTATTTTAATTATCGAATCACTTACCAATGCTTTATTAATAATTCTCTTACTTAGAGCTGAGTACAAAGTTATACAAGCAAAAAAAAGACTCATTGCTCGAATCAAAAGAGACCAAGAAAAAGCTCAAAATCTTAAAGATGGATTTGCAAAAGGTGGAACATTATCGAGTACAGATGAAGTAAGCCCCAATTACGAGCAAATATATAAAGAAGAACACATGAATAGTGCTTTAAAAACACTAGAAAACAAGACTTCATATATACAAAAAGTCGGCAGAGCTGAGAGAAATACAAAAATTATACCAGAAAACTTTCTAAAAATAGAGCCAATTTCACAAGAATTGAAGAATGAAAAAGATAAAAATATTACGGCTTTAGCTAATGTTATGGGAATTAATGTGAGAGATTTGCTAAAATTAGCGGAATTTGAGTCTTTTTCTGCTGACAGAATTAAAAGAGTTTTAGATGTTTATTTATTCAAACCAGATTTGTTTTTTGCAATAGCTAAATCGGTAAGTAGTTTTGAAGTAGAATACGCTAGAGCCAATGAATTAAGAAAAATTAAAGGATTGGAAATTCATCAAGATATTCAAAACATCATAAATTCAGAAAAACAAAATGTATTAAAGTGTGGTAAAAAAAGTTGCATTTACTTTGACAAAGAACAAGAAAATAATTGCCAGAGCATGGAATTTAAAAGTTGCCAACATTTTGTAAACCAAGAATAGTTTTTTTATAGTGTAAATTTTCCTCAAAATAGTTAATTGTATTATTTCAAGAATCTTTGATTAAAACAACGTTGTTTTAAGTAATAACGTTGTATTTTTCAAGGATTTTTTATTTTTAGCTTGCATATTAAATATAATAATGTAATATTTGTAATGTAATAAAAACAATAAACAAATATAATTATGCGAATAGATATTATTGAAAAAAAGGTTTACCAAATTACAGATTTGAAAACCAATGAGCAACTGAAAGAAAATGTGTTATCTAAAAATAGATACACAAATGTTTCTCACGATTGGGCAGAGCATACAATAGAATGTTTTAAAGAATTGTGTAATTGTATGGGTTTAGATATTGAGAAAGTGTATTTTTCTGGTTTTCATTCTCAGGGAGATGGAGCTTGTTTTATTGGTAAGTATAGTTACAATAAAAATTCAGTATCATTATTGAAGACTATAACGAAAGATGAAACAATTATTAAAATTGCTAAACAACTTTCTTATTTCCAAAGAAAAAGTTTTTATTCAGTACACGCAAAAATTACTCATACAGGAAGGTATTGCCACGAAAATTCTATGAGTTATGATTTCTATTCTGATAGAACAGAAAATATTGAAGAGCATTTGTTTGAAAAACAATTCCAAAGTTTAGCGAAATGGCTTTATAATAAGTTAGATGAATCTTATGAGTATTTAATTTCTGATGAAGCGGTTTTAGAAACACTAATTATGGAAAACTATGAGTTTTCAGAAGACGGTTCAATTTATTAATCAAAAATCTCATAAAAATGAAAAAAGTATTTGTAGTTTTTAGTTCAGACCAATGGAATAATTACCATAAATTTCTTGGAGTTTACACAACAAAAAAGAAATGTGTAAAACAAATTATTGCACATTCAAATAATACATTGACTGGTAATGATTTATATAATCTAGAAAACCTAAATCAGACTCAAGGCAGATTAAACAATTACGAAATAATTTCAAGACCATTAAATCAAAACTTATGAAAGAAGTATTTAGAGTCCAAGGGTGGACTAGCAAAATCACAAAAAAAGGTCCAGTAATGCCATATAACAATGAGCAGTTTTTCTTCGACATTGAATCAGCTAATGAATCTTTTGATTCAGAGAAAAATAGAGTGCAATTTGAGCTTCAATGCTCAAGAGGGCTGAAAGGATTTGTAACATTAAAATCTTGTGTAGGTAACAAAGGAAAGATATGGTCTGGTGAGGAACTTAAAAGAATTGAGTTATGATAACATGGGAAAATATTTCTGAGGTATTAGATAATATTTCAGAAAAACAGGTAAAAGACTGTTTTAATGACACAAAAGATTATGCCTTTTTGCAAGTATTTATCACAAATACAGGTTATACGGTGTCTTTAGAGTCATGTGATTATTCGGAAGAGCAAGAGTTGGATGCTAATAATAATGGTAACGTTTTTGTAGATAAAGAAACATTTCTTTTGATTTTCAAAAACTCAAAATCAGTAAACCCATTTTTAATTGAATTGTTATGAAAGCAATTATTGAAATAAAAGACAATTTTAGTATAATATTTGATGTCAAAGAAGAGATTTCGGCCGATGATATTATTTCATTAATAAAAGAAAATGCAATACATCTTAAAAAGAATGGTGTGCCACTTTTTGAAGTAAGATTGTATAAAGCTACAAGAAATTATTCTCCAGTTTTTGCTAGAGGTCAATTATCGTTAAATTATAACGATACTGGTTGTAGTTTCATAACTTATTTTAGTGGTATGACAAAACCAAAGTGGTGGACTGTTTCTAATGTAGAATTTATAAAAGGAATAATGTTTCAAAAAGAATGGGTTGAATTATGAAAAAATTTTCGCTTCCATTGACTAAGCAATGTAAAAATTGCCCATGGAAAGAATCAGTAAATCCTGCTGACATACCGAACGGTTTTGATTACAAATCACACAAGAAACTAATCGAATCTCAGCCTAAAGAATTTGAGATTACAGATAAATTATCTGTAATGGCTTGTCACAATAGCAATGATAATGACCAAATGTTTTGTGTAGGATATTTGCACAATCAGTTAGGTGTTGGAAACAACATATCATTAAGGCTTAAAATGCTTTTTTGTGATAATGTTTCTGAAATTGAAGTGTATGGAAAACAGAGAAAATCACTAACCGAAGTAAAACCAATAAAAAAATGAATTTATCAGATACTTTTTATCAGTATTGGCACGCTTCTCATGCTATATCTAGCAGCAGGTATGACAGAATGATTTATTGCAAAAAAAGAATGATTATAGCTATACCAGATTTACTAGAAAAGTATTTTGATGGTAGCAATAAAGCATTTTGGAATTGGATTGAAGACCAATTAAATTAATAATTTATGAAAAAGAAATTAGCAGAAATTTCAGAATTGTTTTTCTACTCGAAAATAAAGCAAGAATTACCGAATCTTGTCATAAAAACTCAAATTAGAGCAGGAAAAGCATATTTTGTAATAGGTACATATTCTTTTGATTCTGTTTCTGGTGTATCAAAAGTTTCAAATATAATACCAGAAATGAATTATAATACTTGTTTGTATTTCTTAAAATCAAATCAATAACCAATGGAAAAAAGACTTGTAATAGAGTTCCATCTTGACACAAAAGATGCAGTTCTTACCGAAGACCAAAAAAGCAATTTGTATCATAATTGTATGGATAAAATTGTTTCAGAAATTGAAAATGGCATAATAAGTTTGGAATTAATTGAGAGCATAGACGAAGAAACTACGGTTTACGGTCATGCTTGGATTACAAATGAAGAAATTAGCAAAAAATCTGCCATTGAAGAAATCAGAAAAACATCTGACAAACAAATTATTTGGAGAAATAAGCCATTTCCTCCAAACCATTTAATGTATACATACGGAAAGTATTGTGATTACAACGAGGAATCTAATTGTATTGTAGCCTACCTAAAATCATATTGAAAATGAAAATCTACTGTATTTACAAATCAAAAGACTGGAAGCTGGTTTTCGACTTTGAAAACGACCTAGTTTACGAAAATGGAGATATTAAAGTATACAAAAGAAGAGAAAGTTTTTTGTATGCTTACAAAAACGTTTCTTTCATGGAAACGGTAGGACTTAACAAGGAGCTAGTCGACGCCTTAGTAAATAGTCAAGAACCACAAGAATATAAATTTTTGTATAATCGCTCACTAGATAACATTGAGAGAGCAAAAAAACTAATGCAAACCCATGAAATTATCTAACAAAAACTTAAAAGTTCTCACCATCAGCAGAAAAGGAATGTTCGATGAATCAGCCATGGTGTTTTGTTGTGATAATTGCGGCAGAGTGATTGTTAATTATGCTGAGGTAACTGATGGAGAAAAAATGTATACTATCGGCCTTGATTGCAAAAAAACGCTAATCGACAAACCAAAATTAGAAGAAATACTCAGAAATACTGATGATATTTTCAAAAAATCAACTGCCAAAGAGTTCAATCGAGATTTGAACGAAATATCAAAGGTTCTTCTAGAAAGTAGCAGAGAAAACGTAGTAATTGAAGTTGACGAAAAATCAAATTGGTTTTCGATAACTGATATGAACCAACTATCAGAATATTTTCAAACACCTGGTAAAGTGGTTTATTCTGAGAATCTAGGTTATTTATATAAAATTGGATTAAAGGATTATATTCAAAAACTCAAAAACAAAAAAAATGAGACTACTACCATCAAAACTAACTCTTGACGAAGAGCTGCCAATAAACGTAAGAATAGCAGTTTACAAAAAAGCTATTAAAGACATAGAAACCGAAGAATATATAAAATACTCACCTGTTTCTTCATTATGTATCATTTTGCCATGTATTTTATGGAATTTAGAATCATTCAATTCTAATCAACCAAATGGAGATATGTGGATAACAAATGAAACTCCAACAGCTTTTCCCGAACTAACCGAAGAAGTGATTAACAAAATTACTTTTTATTATCCATCACATACTAAAATACCAATAAGAATAAAGTATTTGAAAGGTTGGATAAAACAATTACAAACAATTCATTCGGTACAGTTGCGAAATAAAGCTGTAAATAAGTTGATAGACAGCAACCGAAAACATAAAAAAATCGAGGAAGAATAAAAAGCAACTCAAAAACCCAAAAAAATCCTCAAAAAACCCCAAAAATCGCACAAAAGTACAAAACACCCCAAAACAACTAAATATAATTTCTAAAATAGCCCTCTACATAACACTAGAGGGCATAAACTTCTTCATCTATTTTCAAACTACTACAATACTAAACAACTCCCCCAAACTCAAAACCCAAACTTTTAGATATTTCACTTCTCTTATTTCCCAATTATTACCTTTTTATTCGATTTTAGTCTGTTTTATTCAATTTTACTCAATTCCAATACTAATTCTACATAAATTCTACATAAATGTTTGCACATTTTCAGATGATAAACTAAAAACGCATTAACATTTCAGCAATCATTCTACTAAATCGGCACAGGAAGCCCCCGAAACGGAAGTTTAGCACTATTTTATCTACTGATTTTCTGCAATTCTATTCAAACTTTTTGAATCAGCTACGGCACAAAAACCCAAATTGTCAAAATATTCAAAAAGTACAACACTTTTGAGTATTACACTTGGGAAAACCGTTACTCAAACTTAGAAAAGTACAACTCCAATTTTCCAAAATACTTTGTTTTGCGTGAATTTTCCAGCGAAAAAATTTTCAAAAAATTTATATTGGGCGGAAAAGCGATGATTAGGGGCGATGCCAGGAGCTAGCGGCACAGCTCCAGTTCTCGCTCCAGTAGTCCAGTTTTCGTTGAAAATATTTTTCGTGCTTAAACTCTATAAATTCAAGGATTGATTTTTAGATTTTCGGAGTTCGTAAACTATATTTTTGAGCAAAGAAACGGACCAAAAAAACATATTCACTTTTGAGCTATGCAAACGAAGAAAAACAATAAAATTAGAGTTATTGAAAAAAGTTTTTTTACTCAAATTAGAGTATAAACACTATATTTCGAGACAAATTTATCCCAAATACGTATTATAAAATTATATTAATTTGCTTACAAAATTATAGTTCGTACATTTGTAACAGTCAAACGAAAACGAATACGATACATAGCAATAGCATAGTATATAAGTAGTTTAGAGACAAAAAAAGATGCAAACACTTATTTATTTTTTCGGATTGATAGAGTTTATTTTAATTTCTTTGTTTGTCCGTAATGTAATCAGAAAATTAAATTTGAATAAATATGAATAGAAAAACAAAAATCCTAAAATATGTAATAGCTATTCTATTGGGAGTAATAGGAATACTATTTTTGTTGATGTCAGTAAAATTAGTTAATCATAATTTTGCTTACATAGCATCAGTTTTATTTATTTTTTCACTTATACTAATCGGAATATGACTGAGGAACAAAAAAAGGAATTTCTAATCTCTATGAAGTATTATTATTAAGTATGTAAGTTCAAAATCGAGTATTAACACGAATAATTTTAAATTAATTTTTAACACGAAAAAAACAAAACAATGGAAAATTTAGCACAAAATCAAACAACAATTACAACTTTAGTTGCAACTCAAAACAGTACGGATAAGTTGTTCGGATATAGTTCCGTTCTAAGTAAGGATTCAACAAAAGTAAAAGATTTTCATGTCGCTGAACTGAAGGACAATAAAAAACTTGCAACGTGGAACATAGAGCAAAACAACTCTATTAATCACTATAAATGTGAGTATTCCGACAACGAGAATTACGAGCATGGAACAATCGGGAGATACTTACAATCAGTATCATTGCTCAAAAACGAAATGCTACATAGTTTCGGAAACACTCCAATTCAGGATATTTTTGATTTTGCGAAAGTGTTCAACATTCCTGTACAGCTACTCAATTCCGAACTTGTATCAGAGCTATGTGATAAGATAGTAGATTTTTCGAGTAACGAGAATGCTACGAGTGATGACGTTCGTATATTACTCAACACGTTAGACGCTTACGGATTAAGCATCACAGAACAAAACGAGTATGCAAGCAAAATACAGTCCCTTACTTCGCTACAAAAATCGTATGTGTATTACAAAGACAAGACAAGCGTTCGCACAAGCAAAGCTAAGTGGACTGACACAACGGAGATAGTCCTTACTTGTAGATTCAATTCAGAATCAGACAAGAAAGGATATGCGCACACAATCGAGTCTATTATAAGCGACTCAATCAAGCGTATCAAGTCAAACGAGAAAAAGTCTGCTAAGATGTCAGCACTCGAAACGTTCGACGACAAAAAAGCATTTTTGTTCGCTGAAATTGAAAGCTCAATGAAACACTATACAAGCACAGCTTTAAGCGTGAAAGTTGCTATCGTCGAGAAAGAAACACAAACTTTCAACTTAGACGAGTTACTCTAATTGTCTCATTCCCCAGTATCAAAGGACTGTATTAATTTACAGTCCTTTTTTTTGTGTCTATTCCTTTCCACATTCAACGCTTTACTTGTTTGCTTGTGTTCGTACTACTAAACTAAATTCAAGTCCTTAAAATCAATTCTTTGCAGTCGCTTGCGTTGCACTCACCCCACCCCTCCCCTAAAAACACGCTTTCCTATGTGTACACACAAAATAAAAATCGCACCGTTTTTCATTAACCGTTTTTTTTCTTAGTTTTGATTTTCTTTTATTGGGAATGTGATTAGATAGACGAATAGCGGTAACTCATTGGGCTACCGCTATTTTTTTTGGCATTTTGTGGATATGTTATTAAGTTTGTTGAGTAATAATTGTTTAACGTTTAAATTTTATCTTAGAAATGGCTAGCAAATCATTAAACAAAGTTGAAAAAGACAAGGTAATGGCGACAAACACAAGTGTTCGCACTATTCAGAACGGATACATTGTAAGGACTACAAAAGAGATGAAGAGTGGCAGATGGGAGGAAAAGGAGTTTTACAGCAAGGTCAATCCGATTAAGATTAGCAATGTGGCTGATAATAGTAAAGCTAAAGCTGAGAAAGGTGCGAAAAAATAGCAGCAAGGAGCATATTTACAAGCTGAGTGCGAGTGAATTTGCAAAACTTGTGATGTTGCGGTCTGATGTTGACAAGGAGTTATGCGGTGTGTTATTCAGATTTTTGATTGACACTATAAAGTCTAACTTGATGTCGGGAAAGATTGTTCACGTTGAGAGTTTGGGATATTTTTATTTACACATATTGGACAGGCCTTTTTACGTGAAGCATCATTTTTATGGAAAGGTTGATTCTAAGGTTATTGTATTGCCTGGATTCATGCCTACAAGTCCAAACTTGATAAAGTTCACGAAAGCGTTTGGCGAGTCCAATTTGTTAGTTGGGTTGGAAATGATGTCCAAGTACGAGGATAATTTGCCTGTGATGGTAAAGCGAGAGCATGAAAAGATTAGGGAAATGAACAAAATCGGTTTCCCAGATGAATTGGAAGAGCAGGAGATTATCAATCATTATCAGTCTGAGATTGCTAAATTATTTAACAAAATTGACAAACTTAAAAGAGAGATGGCCCATGAACTTAAAACAATTAGAGGGGAAAATATTTCGGGGCAATAATATTGCTCACATGGAAATGGTTGACAAAAATACTGTTGACTTGATTGTGACATCACCGCCTTATGATTCGATTCGTGATTATGATGGATTTGATTTTGACTTTGAAAAGACAGCAAATTTAGCTTACATGATTTTGAAGCAAAATGGTGTTATGATTTGGAATGTGGGTGATAAGGTGATGGATATTTTAACTAAAAATGGTATAGTTAGTAATGGCGATAGTTTGACATCTTTTAGACAAGCTATTTATTTTCAGAGCATTGGATTTAGTGTTCGAGTGATGTTATTCAGAAAGCAAAATTATATGCCTGTTTCTTTGGATTCTCCACACTATGCCAAAGAATTTGAATATATTTTTGTTTGCACGAAAGGCGGTATTCCAAAAACAAGCAACCTTTTAAAAGTTGATACTCAAAACTCTGGTCAATCTGGCACGAAGACAAGGTGGAAGAAAGATGGAGGAAAGGAAAAGTTTACATCGGAGGTAAAAGAAAAGAAAGTCAAGGGTAATATCTTTACTTATGTGGTCGGCAATGCAAATGATGATGATAAGACTGGGCATGAAGCTGTATTCCCAGAGAATTTTGCTAGAGATATGATTTTCTCTTTCTCGGAAAAAGGTGATTTAATCTATGATATGTTTGGTGGTAGTGGTACAACCTGTAAGATGGCTGAGTTGATGGGAAGAAAATGGTTTATGAGTGAATGTAGTGAGAAAAATTGCTTAAAAGCTCAAAAAAGAATTAGTCATTATGCAAAAAGGGATATTGAAATCGTGTAGTAATTGCATTTTCTTGCATCATACTAATGCACAGGTAAGCAGCTCAGAAAAAAATAGCTCCGATGTGAATAGGCTACAATACGCATACTGTAAAAATCACAAAAAATACGTTTATAAATCTGAAATTTGCAATAAACATGAGCTTAATTAACCCAATAATAGAAACTCAGACTTGGTATGAGGAAGATTCTGACATAAAATCTACACCTGAAAGGTTTTATGTAGATGTGATATTCTCCATGAATGATGTAGAGTCCGTAAATATGTATGTCGATGATGATTTTATTCCACTTCCTAACTGTTCAATGGTAAGGTTTAGAAGTGGTATTAGTTTTGCTGTAACTTTACCGTACAGTTATTTAGCCGATAAATTCCGAAAATGCCAAAATGTAAAAATCTGTTTTAACTAAAATTTCATTGATTTTTGTCACAATTTTTGCTAAAATGTGTGACAAAATCTGACTACATATTTATAATTTCAACAAAAAGATGAAAAAACAAAAATTAGAGTTACAAAAAGGCTTCATGTATGTTGACTTGAGAAATACGGTCGCTGCGGATTGGAACTATAAGGAAGATGGAGAAGAGTTAATGAAAAAATTGACTTTGAACTTGCTTACCGAGGGCAATATTGTGAATTGTATTTTAAGAACAAATGAATTTAGCGAATTGGAAGTAATCGACGGTAATCACAGAAGACAAGCTATTTTAAAAGTCCTTGATTGTGTAGAAAATTACGATTTATACCCAGAGGGAAGTATTGAGCGATTTTATGCGACAAAATACAATGAATCTGGTCTTGATTTTACTAAAATCATGTGCTATTATGCAGGTGCAATTACTATTCAAGAAGCGGAAGCAATTTCTTTGAAGGTCAACGAGACAAGATTTAAGTCAAATGATGAAAAGTTGAAAAATATTGTTGAAGGATTGACTAATTTTTATGGCGACTCTATTTTTGAGCAAATTCCATTTGAAAAAGAAGACTTTTTTCTTCCACAATTAGATATGGAATTTTCAAAAGGTGGCTTTGATAATGAATTTCAAAATGAATATTCAAATCAGCAAAATTGGAAGACCATAAAATTAGTAGTGAATGATGATATTTATCAAAAATGGCTTGAAGTTCAAAGTGATTTTCAAACATTGCACGATACGACATCTAGTGAGACTATTTTTGAAAAACTTTTAGATATTTATGGAAAACAAGGCGAATAATCCAATCAAGGAAGCACTTTTGTTGAGCGAGGAAAAGAAAAAAGCTTTATCAATGCCAACTGATGATGAAATAATGAACACTTTCATCATTAGAAAAGGTAATATAACAAAAACTGCGAGTGATTTATGCGTAAGTACTCGATACATAAATAGTAGAATTGCTTTAAACCCAGAAGTTGACCAGGCTAGAGAATTGGGCCGAGTAAGTACTATCGAAAGTTTATACGAAATGATGCTTTCTGCTGTACAGACTGGTTTTACTACTTATTACAATCTGAATGAAAAAGGCGAAATTGTTTCTGAGGAAAAAGTTAAAATTGAGGTAGGAACTAGGCTTTTTCACATGATGAAAATTATTGACATCAATAAATCAAGGATTGGAATTAAAAAAGAACAACCTGTTCCAACTGTAAACAATTTTGTACAAGTAAATGTTTTGAGTAGCGAAAAATTACAAAAAATTGAAGACATTTTATTAGAAGAATCCAATGACAGCAATACCTAAGTACACAGTTTTACCAGCTCAGAAGATTCCTATTTACTGCGAAAAGGAAAAAGTTAATGATGAATACGTTTTAAAACCTGCATTTAAGCAAGTTTTTGATGGTCAGATAATTTGGATTAATGAAACATTTACGAAGCTCTGGGATTTAAAAGCAAAATATCAAATCCTAAAAGGTGGCTCTGGTTCTGGCAAATCTGCATATATAGCCAGAAGATTGTTAATAAAAGCACTCACAAATAAATACTTTCGATGTCTTTACTTGCGTAAAAAATTTAGTGACATCAAAAAATCATGCTTTCAACTATTCAAAGATATAATCGACCAATATAATTGGGGCCCACTATTTACTATTCGTGAGTCAGATTATGAGATAGTTTGTAATTCAAACGGAAACAAATTAATTCCTGCTGGTCTTGACAATGTAGATAATCTAAAATCAGTTGAAGGTATTACCGATGTATGGATAGAGGAAGCAGTTACCAGAGACGAAAAAGTTAGCGATGAAGAATTTAGAGAGCTTATTCGTCGTGTAAGAACAAGCAAGGCAGATTTGTTTTTTTACATTACTTTCAACCCTGTTGATACTGACAATTTTATTTACAGACTTTTTGTAGAAAAGAAAAAATACCCAGAATGGGATGATAAAAACCCTAAGAAAAACTCATTTATACTTCACACATCAACTTATAAAGATAACTTTTTTCTTGATGAAACATATATTGAGGAATATGATATGCTCAAGGAAGAAGACTATAACGAGTGGCTTATTTATGCTTGCGGTGAGTGGGGTAATCCACGTACAGGAAAAGAATATATGCACGCATTTAAGCGAGAAACCCATATTAAAACTTTTGATTACGACCCGAAGCTGCAAACTATTTTTGCATGGGATTTTAACATTAATCCATATATCACAGTCCTAGTTATTCAATTAGCTTTTATTGAAGGTAGAAAGCAAATAAGAGTAATTGATGAAATATGCCTTGAACACCCAAGGAACGATATTGACGAATCGGTCGAGGAAGCAAAAAATAGAGGTTATCTTGGTTTCACTAAAAACATAAAATGGGTTTGTGATGCTTCTGGTAAAAATAGAGTAGCAGGATTTGGCGACAAAAAAGATGTTATACCATATTGGCGATTGAAACGAATGATTGAGAAATACGTTTCAAAAAAAGCTGACGTTACTCACACAATGAAGAAAAACCCATTTAGCGTAGTTGCAAAATCAGCAGTCAATCGAATTCTAAAAGGATGGCTGCCAATCTCATATAAGCAATCAAACATAGATGTATTTATTTCTGAAAGATGCGTGAAAACTATCCATGAATGTTGCTATATCCAAGTTGATAATTCAAACAGTTCTGGTTTTGACAAGGAGCGTACAACTGTTAATGGGAAGACAGTTGAAAAAATGGGCCATACTACTTCGTGTTTAATTTACGTATTTCATTATATTTGTCCAGAATATTTTTTAAAAAAGAAAAATCTACTGAAATGATTTACTTCAAGGATAAAAAAAACGGTATTGAAATTGTTGAAAAAGTAATCAACAAAAATATAACTCATACTAATTATCAAAGAACCATTGATTTAGCAAATGATTATAGAACTGCTATTACTGGCGAAGGTTTTGAGAAATGGCTTTATCAATTTTCAAAAAGAGAAACAAAAGAAGATTTTGAAACAAGAAAACTTTTAACCTCTAAGGTATTTATACCAGCGATTAGCAATGTCCTTAATAAGTTCAATAAGTTGACAGCAATTAAAAACGTCACAAAATCAATAAATTTTGTCACAGGTGAGAAGAGAAAAGAAAAAATTGAGCTTATTGTTGACTCAGAACAGACAATGCTTAATACTTCCTTTGAAGACTTTGTAAGACAATTTTTATTGCCAAGGTCGCATCGTGACCCAAATGCGTTCTATACAATGCTTTTTGAGAAAAAAAACGATGTGAAAGTTCCATATTTGAAGTTTTTTTCAGCAGAAGAGTGCGTTTATTACGATTTTGACAAGAATAATGATATTGATTTTTTGGTAACCAAAGAAACAATAAACACAAAAAAAACAAATGGAGATGAATTTCAAGCAAAAGATTATACTTTATTTGGTGGTGAACTTGTCTTAAAGTACAAATTAATACTTTTAGGCACAGATGCAGATAAAGAAAATAAAAGCAAATTTGTACGTGAAGGATATAGCCTAGATGCTAAAAATTACATAGATGATAACAAAAATGTTTATGAGGTAACAGAATACAATACGATGGCAAAAAATGTGCAAGCTTTTCGTATTGGCTATGTTCTTGATGCTTTGACTGATGAAGCTACTTGTGTAAGTGTTATTGATGTAGCAATGCCAATAATTCAAAGATACATTTCTGTAATCAGTAATGCAGACGTTAGTAGAAATATCCACACATTCCCTAAAGCAATGACTTATGTAGCACCATGCGATTATAAGGACGAAGAAGGCGAATGTTCAAAAGGAGAAATGCCTGATGGCAGTAAATGTCCAAAATGTAAAGGTACAGGAAAGAAAAAAACAGAGTCGCCATTGGATACATTGGAAGTTGATTTCCCAGATGATATAACTACAATCTTTGACATCAACAAACTTTCTTCCTATGCCAATCAATCAACAGTTATAGTTGAGTTTTTGGACAAATTAGAACAACGACTTGAAAGGAGGATTTTTGCATCTATTTTTAATGCAGAAATGACACCTCATAGCACACTTAGTGCAGTTGGTGACACCGTTACAGCGACAGAAGTTGCAACCACCAGAAGCGACATAAACGATACACTTATTCTTACCGCTTCAATGATTAGTAAGTTTAAGAAATGGGATATTAAATTGATTAACTCATACTTATACCCAAGAGATTCATCACGAATTTTGGTTAATTATGAATACCCAAATGATTTAAAACTTTCAAGTGTCGAGGAACTTCTATCTCAATTACAACTCGCAAAACAATCATCAGCACCGTTTTTTGTAATAGAAGAAATTACCCAAAACATTTCAGCAAAATTATTTGATGGTGATGTAAAAAGCATGAATAAAATTGCACTAAAAAAGCGATTTATACCGTTTTTTGAAATGTCAACTGATTTTGTTCTTGGTGGTTTCGAGAAAAATGCAATAAATACAGAGGATTTGATTGTTTTTTATAATCAAGAAAGTATATTTGTGGACTTAGAAGAGCAAAATCCTTCAATTTATTTCTTAAAACCAGAAAGGCAAAAGGAAATTGTGAAAGCATTTATTGTAGAATTTATTAAAAATTATAACTTAAAATTATCAAATCAAAATGGCAAAGAAACAAAACTCTGAAGCTTTACCAGATGAAGACTTCAATCCTAGTGATTTTAAATTAACTGGCCCTCTGGATAAAGTTGTTTCAAAAGTTTCAAATGGAGAAAAGGTTTTCAATGTTTTCAATGAAAAAACAATTTCAAATTTAAGTTTATCGAAAGATGGCTTAATTGATGGCGTTTGGTCTATTGAAGAAGAAAAAACTCTTCAAGTTATTGAAGCTATGAAAGCAGCATTGGAAAAAAAAGCTGAACCAGTTACAGAAGACACAGGAGAGAAGAAGTAAAACTCAATCTTTATTATTTTTTTAAAATAGCAATCAACCATTTAACATTAATTTAAAATGGCAGCAAGTACAAATCAAAACAAAGATGCAGTTCCATCGGTAGGTGTTTTAGAAACCCCACCAATGTTGAAGTTCTTAAATACTGCAACAAATCAACCTGTCGAAATGTCTCAAAAGCATTACGATAAATTCGTCAGAGAGAGATACCCTCTTGACCATTTAGAAAGAGTTCAATAAATTTTTTTATAATCAAGTTGGTTTAAATTCCTTAAACAATTGGTTTAAATTCCTTAAAAAATATATGGATGCCCTCAAATTTTTAGCAAAATTACTTGGACTGAAAGAGGATGAGATTGAAACGGCTACTGTCGACTCTTTAAACTCTGCTTGGAACAAGAAACAAAAAGACTTAACCGATAATGCACACCGCAGCGGTCAAGGTCAAGCTTTTAAAGCAATTAGAACTTCTTTGTTGTCTATTGGGATTAAGACAAATGAAGGCGATGATTCTGATGCAATATCTAAGGCCGTAGAAAGCCATAAAGTTGATACATCAGAAGTTACTGAGGAAATGGTGAGAAGTCACAAGTTATATTCTCAGTTATTAGGTGATTTTGAAAAAACAAAACAAGCTCTTGAGCAGGAAAAAACTGATAGTGCTAGAAAAGAAAATATCAGAAAAATTTCTGATAAAGTAAAATCTACACTTTTGGAAAACTTCAAAATACCCAAAAATGAAGATGCTGCGAATAAAAGACTTGATTTGTTGGTTAATGAATTATCAAAAATTACTGAGAAAAAAGGAATTTTTTATATTGATGGCAAAGCACTAGAAGACGAAAATCATCAGCCATTAGTGTATGATGATATTGTCAAAAAGTATGCACTTACTTTCTATGATGAAAAAAGTTCTGACGATAATGACGATAACGATTCGCCACCGAACGAAAAAAAGCAAAAGTCACCGCAAACATCCTTGACACCAAAAACAAATGAAGAATTAAATGCTATAATAATGATTTTACGGACGAACAAAAAGATTTAGCGTTTTCATTTTTTCACAATAAAAAATAATACCTAATTATGCAAGGAGATTTTTCTGCTGGTACATTTCCTCAATGGAAATATAGACTAGAAAAAATTATGAAAGGTTCTTTAGCTTTGCAAAGAGAACCAGCTCAAAGAGCATTCATTGATACTTTGATTGAGCGTGATAACTCAACAGTAGAAAGAATGTGGAATGATGCTCGCAACAAGTGCTTGGGTTTCAAAGTTACTTGGATGAAAGAAACACCTGTTTCTGCTACTCGCTCACAAACTACAAACTTATTCGACCCTGTTTGTGACTTTGAAGGAGAAGAAGGAGAAGCTACATCTCAAAACTTTGAAGGTTTACAACACTTTGAAGCTGAGGTAAAAGTTGCTGATGATAATTGCCCGAACTTGTTTGAAAAGGCTGAGAAAATTGCCGAAAGACACGCAGAAGCCAAAAAATCAATCATCAATGCAATTAATGCGTACTATGCTGCGAAATTGAATAGCTATGCCGGTGTACAAAAATACACAGCATCAGATAATATCAATATTGCAACTACTGCAAATGCTGGATTATTGTCTAAGGTAAACCCTGGCAATATCAATCATGTTGATTTTTCGGCTTACATGAATTTCGTAAAAGTTATCAATCGTTATGGTGATTTAAAAGTCCTTGACGGCCAAGCTTTTGCAAAATTCTTAAATACTGCAAATATTTTGGATGGAAGTTTGTCAAAAGACGAACATCAAAAAATGTTGAGCAGTTATCTAGGTGCTTACGAATCTGCACCATTGGATTTTATTACAAATTCATTGTCTAGCAACTTCTTTTTGATTCAAAAAGGTGTTATTGCTACCGCTTTCCATAACAGTCACCCAGACACACCTACTCAGAGAAATGCAAACAACGGAATCAATCGTTTGTTGTACACTGAACCTTTGGGAATCAATGACAGATATGGTAATCCAATCATGTGTGATGTTTCTTACAAAGAGACAGAAGGTGCAAACCCAGATGATAAAACTTGTAATTTGTGGCATAATTGGCACTTTAGAGTTTGGGCCGAAGCATATCAAAACCCATTGAGTGGAGATGGAAGAACTGGAGTATTGAAATATCTAGTTGATGGTACAGTCACTAAGTTGACGAATCCGTACTTCCCTACTTATTCGTAATTTGTAAGTGTTGCGTTTTATATATAAATTGGGGCTTATTTCATTTAAGCTCCAATTTTTTTATGTCAACTATTAATCCAACTTTCTCATGCCTTGAAGGTCTTGTGGGCATAACAAACTCTGATTGTGAGTGTTTGGGAACTATTGACCCATCATACAAACAGTCTTCAAAATCTATTTTCATAGATGAACTTTTGAATCCATTAATTGAATTAAAATACAATAATTGCAACGAAACAAATGCTAATGCTTGGGAAGGTATAGCATCAAAAAGAATTGATGCAATTAATTCAGTTGGTAATGAAATTTCATTGAGAATTACCGAGAAATATGACAAGCAATTTAATGCTTTTGATATTTTGATTGGTAGGAATACTTTTAGTTCAGCAGATTATAGCAATACCGCACCAAAATTAATCTTCAAAACAAAAAACATTGCTGGGTTTCAATTAATGATTCATAAAATCGGATTATTGATTAATTCATCAAGAACTGTTACTGTTACAGTCAAAAAGACTGATATTAGTGGTATTGAATCAACTGTTAGAACAGTTATTTTAAATACAACTAACTCAACACCGCACCTTTTCACAATTAAGACAAATGATGTTTTTGACCCAATTATCTTAAATTGTGACGGCTCCACCTATGAGTTTTCATTTCCATTGAGTGGATTTAGTGTTCTTGATAATTTAATTTATCATACTTGCAGTAAATGTAACGACGATTTGCCACCGTTTACAAAGTTCTTAGATTGCGATTTTCGTAACATCAACAAAAACAGAGCAAATGGATTTTTATTGGAAACAAAGGGATTTTGTGACATTGAAAAACTGTTGTGTTTAATCATTTCAGAAGCACCAGAGCTTTCGTTTTTACTCGGCAAGATAATTGCATACAAAACCGCTTTATTGTCTCTACAATCAGCTAAAATCTCTAGTTCTCAGTTTAATTTGATTGCAAGAAATGATATTGAGGAAACGATTGTTACTTATGAAAAAGAATATTACAGTAACATTAACAGATTTTTGAAAGCAGACTTGCCAACAATCAATAAAAGTTGTTTTTGCAAGTCTTCAAAATCACCTATTGCCGTAAGATGATAAAGACTACTGATTACGAAAAATTCATGAAGTCAATGGTTAAAAAAGTAAAAGCGGATACAAATGACTCAATGTTCAAGTTTACTAGCAAATCATTTGACGAACACCGAGAAGAATCTATTCGACTTGGAATAAATATGGATGGTATTGATGGCGTAAAAGTTGATTATTCAAGCAAAAAACTTCCATCATGGATTAGACGTAAGCATATTTTAAATGCCGGTGGTGCATATGCAGTAAAATTTATTCCTATGCAGTCATGGGGCGATTTTAGGCTTGCTCAAGGATTAAAAAATAGATTTGTGAACTTGAAATATACAGGTGAACATTGGGAGTCGTATTTGATAATGAGTTCTCATTTTAAAGTTTATATTGTTTACTTTGGAGATAAAGGATTGATGTCTAAATTAGAAGATAGATACGGTGAGTTTTACAATGTTCCCCCAAGAATTTACAACAAATTTCAAGATTTGATTTTAAAACCAGATTTTAGAAATTCAATTATAAAATCATTATGATAGTTCAATTAGCAGAGCAAATCAAGAAAAACCTTCTGCCGATGAAGCAGAACCAATATTTTACTCATTTATGTGGAATGAGTAAAATTGTCCATACATCATATTTTAGTGGAAAATCAAATGTACTTGATTCGATACCTGTTCCTTACAATGATGATAATACTCAAAATTGCAGGTTCAATCAGTCACTTTCATTGATTCCATCAGAAAAAAATGTTAGAGCGATAGGTTACTTTGAAGAATCAAGTCCATGTGTTTTGATTAACAAATCAGACAATTTGTATGAATGTAACTTGAATTTCATTTGTTGGTACAATTCAAGCTATTTTTCAAATAGTAAGGCCGATATAAATACAGTTCTTTCGGCAACTGTTTTAAAGAATCTAAATAAGAAAGTCTCTGTTTTAGATAGCATCTTTAATTTCATCCGTATTGAATCTACCAGAATGATTTCAGTAGAAGACTCAATGTCAATTTTTAATAAATACACAGTTCTAATTGACAAATACAATTTGCTGCTAAATCCTTACGGTTTTTTTTCAATTTCATTAAACATACATTTTTCAATAAATTATGACTGCTTACCACAATTACTTAACAATACTGATAATTGCATCAATTAGTTTTCTTGTTGCATCAAGTTTACATCGGTATTCTAACAAAGGAGATGTTTTATATTTCCTCAGAAAATTAATAGTTTTCTTGTTTGAATTTTCATTTAAAAGCCAAGAAAACAGGGTAAAGTATTCATTTATCACAAAACCATTGCTAGTATGTACAGAATGTTTATCTGGATGGCTTTCAATGATGTTTTTTTGTGATTTTTTCGTTTATGAAAATGACCCAATAGAATACTTTTCTCATTTAATTCTAACAGTTATTTTATCAATGTACATTACCAGAAAATTAGATTAATCACTTTTAACACTTATAATTATGTCTCTAATCAAAAAATTCCTTTTTTACTCTTCGTTCTTTTTAAGATTAGTTTTTGCGGTTTATTTAACAATATTCAGAAGCAAATCATTTTGCGTGAAAAAACTATCTTTATTTGTTCATGGATATATTAAGCTAAAAGATTGCAGATTTCATGTTTGCCAATTTCAAGCATGCAATAAAAAAAGCAAAATGTGTCCATGTGGTAAAATTAAAAACGGAGAGCTATTATCATTATGAAAAAATTAGATGAAAACACGAAAGTATTTACAGCCAATGGCAATAAATACATTTTTACTGAAACACTTACAGTTTACAGATTTTGGCAGTTTGAAAGATACAAACGTCAACTAGAAATGAGTATGAACCTGGTTGATATTTATAATGTAATTTTAGATTGTTACGAAAACATTCCAAAGTTAATGCGTGACCCAAAAGATGGAATGGATTTGCATTATAGACTGAGAAATGTTTTAAGTGGATTGAATGACTTAAATAAAAGAATACCAGTTGCATTTTATATGTCAACTTTGTTTTGGAATAGAGAAGGAGAGGTTTTGAGTGAGTGGGATGAGGCTATGGCAGAAGAAAAAATATCAGATTGGAACATCGAAGAAATAGATGCCACTTTTTTTTTGAGAACTTGTCTTCCACACATAAAAAACTTTTTGATAGATTACAAGAACACCATAGCCAATTATTTAGAAGTAGAACAGGAAGAGGAAGAGCTATTGATAACCCTGTTAAACTTAGAGAACAGTTAATAAACGAGGTTGACGAATATTGGAATAATATTTTAGCTTGTATGTCAAAACAGGATTTTCAAGCAATGACAGCCTTAAAATCAATGAATATAGTGGATTTTTATTATCAATATTCCATTTGGAAAGCTAATTTACCGAAAGAAAATGCAAAAGATAACGCAAGAATTTGATGCTGAGATTTCAAATTTTGAGAAAAAAGTTAAAAGTATGTCGTCTTCTGTTACGGCATTGTCAAAGAAAGCTAAAATTTCTTTTTCAATTAGTGGTATAACTAAAATTCAAAAAGATTTTTCATCAATAAATGGAACGCTTACAAAGATTAAAAATCTAAAATTTACATCTTTAGAAAATAGTGTTACAAAATTGACGCCAAAGCTCAATCTACTCAATGTTGAATTAAAAGAAACAGCTAAACATTTGCGTTCAATTTCAAATTCAAGTGCTAACTCAGCACAGGGATTAAGCAATTTAATATCAAATATTAATTCATTAAATACCAGATTATCAGCTTTAAATGCAAATTTAGCTAATACAAACAATAGAACGACTACATTTGGAGGTTCTCTAAATACTGGTTCTGGGTTTATTGATTCCATGTTTCATTCTGTACAGCGTTTGCTGCCTTTTTTATCTGCATTGTTTGTTGTAAATACAGTAATTCAGTTTGCAAAGGCACTTTTTGAAGTAAATAGGCAATATGAGCTTTTTGAATTAAAAGCAAAGTCTGCTTTATATGGCTCAAAACTTGCTGTTGATGAATATTATTCTGCATTACAAAGGATAGATATAAAGTCGTTATTTGATATTACAGAACTTGAGGAAGGTTTAGTAAAATTGTTAAATAGAAGGATTTTATTGACAGAGGAAGAATTACAGTCATTAGCTGATACTGCGGAAGCTGTTGGAACAAAAGGGGCCCAGAGTTTTAATCAAATTGTAGATGCTTTATTAGATGCTACGGTTGGACAGTTCAAGCGTTTAGAAGAGCTTGGCGTAGGTGTTGATGCAACTGGTAAAAAGTTAAAATTGACGTTTGCAGGAACTACAACTGAAGTAGATAAGGGTACTGAAGCTATAAAGCAGTACATTCTTGGCATGAACAAAATGAATGGAGCTTCTGAGTTGTCAGCTAAAACCGCAAATACACTTGAAGGAAAGCTATCTTCTTTAAAAACTCAATTTGATAATTTAATTAGAAAAATTGGGGAAATGGGAGCAACTAATGCTTTTGGGTCTTTATTAGATGGTGGCTCTAAAGTATTATCTATGTTTGACCAAATGCTAACTGGTGCTGAGAGGATAGTTAATTTTTTCAACCAGAATAAACACGTATTTTATGGTACAGTTGGTGCAATTGGTGGAGGTTTAGCAGCAGGACCAGCTGGTGCAATAGTTGGATATGGATTAGGTGAAGTTTATTCTCGTGGAACTGATTTTGTAAATAACAGAAAAGACCCATTAAATCAAGAAACGGCAATAAAAGGAAAAGAATATGAACGTATTGTCAATAAAATGGTTTCAGTAAATAACGAACTTTTGCAAAGAGGTAAGGGTGTAAATCCTTCTGGAAATGTTTTTTTTAATCCATCAGCTTTACAAACGGAGTCTCTTAAAAACTACGTAACAGAGCTTGAAATATATATTAAAACAGCAAAACAGTTGGGAGTTGCGGAAGACACAGGTTTTGCAGGAAAAGAGTATAAAAGAACCATTGAACGCCTTGGGCTTATTAAGAATGAGATTCAAGCAAGAACAGGAACAGGCGAAAATGATGATGCTAAAAAACAGAGATTGTTGGATAAACAAAACAGATTTAATGAGCAATGGAATGACGTTGTAAACTCAGCGAGTGAAACTAGAAAAAAGGCTTTAGAAGACTTAGTGGAGCAAGAAAAAAAGATTGAAATTGATGGGATGAAAGAACGATTGCGTTTTTTAAGTGAAAATTCAACCGAATATTTGAAGCTAAAAGAACAAATAGCAATCAAAGAAATTGAATTGGAAAGAACTAATCGCAGAAATTTAACAAAAGAACTATTAACTAAATCTACTGAATTTGCTTATGTAAATAAAGCAGGAAAGCCAGATAAAGGATACATTGTTCCTTCCGAAATGGAAGTTTCTAAAGCTTTTTTTGAAGAAAACGAAATGTTCAATGCCAGAGTTTTGTCTGAACAAAATTTAACTAAAAAGGCAATAGAAGACATCTCTAGTAATCTTAAAATCACCCAAAAAGATACTTTTGATAAAATATCAGAATTTATTGAAAGTAGCCAAGATAGAGAAAAAAGAGCGATTGTTTCAAAATACAATACTATTCATAATGAGATTGACAAATTAAGAAAAACAGGCTTAAACCCAATGAATGAGGCAATTATTGCAGGAGTAGAAGCTCAAATATATGCTTTAGAAAAATTGGAAATGAAGTTAGTTGACTTAAATAATGCACAGGCTGGTTCTGTTGAACGTTCAAGAAGCTCAGTTATCAAAAAGCCAAATGAATCAAAATCTAGTTATAATCGCAGAATTGAAATTGCAGGATTGGAGCAATCGGTAGAAAACGCATCAGAGAAACTGAATTTTCTTGATTTTTCTAAGAAAATAAACCCGAATTTAGCGGATTCTCCAACGTTTTTGCTCATGGTTGATAATGCGAAGAAAGCTTTAGAAAACGCAAGCAATGATTTGCAAGAATCGGTAAATAAGCAAAAAATTAGCGTTTCATTTAAAGATGGATTAATCAGCAAAATATTTGGATTAGATGAAACGGACACGAATTTTTTAAACCAAGTAAATGCAATTAAAGATGTTTTTTCTCAAGCACTCGATGTTTATTCTAACTATATAAACTCATTGATTAGTTTAGAGAAAAAGAGAGAAGATGAAGCGGATAAAAATATCCAAAAACTTCAATCTAGGTTAGAAAAAGAAGACGAGTTAAAAAGAGCAGGATTAGCAAATAATTATAGTGCTATACAGGAAGACATCAAAAGGCAGGAATCTTTAAAGGAAAGAGCCGTAAAAAAACAGAATGATTTGCAAAAACTGCAAATAGCTTCCAATGCTGCCATTCAAATTTCAAACTTAGTTACAGCTATTTCGAGCGTTGTAAAACAAGGAGCAGAATTTGGGCCAGCAGCTCCAGTAGTAATTGCACTAAATATCGCTGCGATTTTAGGCGTTGCATCATCAGCTATTGCACAGTCTAAAGCTTTAACTGCGGAAGAAGGTGGTATATTGAATGGTGCTAGGCATTATAATGGCGGTATAAATGTAAATGCTGAGGATGGAGAAGGATTTATAAGAAGACCATCATCTATACCTAACAAAAGGCTTGTTTTGAACTTAAACAACATCAAAAAGAAAGTTACATCAGATAATTTGCATGAATTACTAGATGGTACAGGTGTTTCAGTTCCAAGTGATGGAAACGAATGGAAAGGTTACGTAAAAACATACAATAGTCTTCATTTGAAGCATATCAATGACAATTCAAGACTAGAAACCAGACTTGAAAAGATTGAGGATATTATGAGTGTTGTGAGTAAAAACACTTCTAGAATACCAGAAAAACAGTATGTTCCACTAAAAGAAGGTAAAGTTCTAGTTATTGATGGAGAAAACACTAAAATTATAAATGCCTAGTCATGTGCAATTTACAGTTAAAAATAGTTGATAGCGATAGCACCTTAATAGTTGAAGAAAGTAATTTCAAGACTGTTAAGGTACAATTTGATAAATCTGATTTTCAGTTTTTTCGTCCAAAAATTGATGGAACGATAAGTTTTTACAATAATTTGTTTAATCACATAATTGATTCTACAAAGTGTTGTAATTCTTTGCCAATGAGAATCGAAAGAGCAAATACTACCTTGATTGATTTTCTTGTTGAACCCTCTGGCTTTGATGTTGATTTTAAGATAAATAAGCTTCAATCTCAATCAAACAAGACTTTGGATTTTTGGCGTTCAATCATGTTTATTTGGAATGAGAAAATAAACGTTTTAGCAACTCCAAGAACACAAAGAGTTTTGCATAAATATATCAACGATGATAATGATTATATTGAGGTTGTTAATGACAAGTTCTATAAATTGTCAGAGTTTATATTTATTGTTGTTTCTGAAACATTTAAAAAAGCTGGATTGGATGCAATTATTCCATCATCATCAACTAATCTATCGTCTTTTTTCTCTGAAAATACTCTGCCTTGGGGTGGCGAAAACTTTCTAAAAAATGCTTGTGTAGCACAAATGTCGGATTTTGTTCGTCCTTTGTCAGATCCTGCAACTGGAATTGAGGAAATTTCTGGTAAAATAAACGAATCTGTTTCTGTTGACTTAAAAACTCTTCTCCAAACGTTAGAGATTTTTGACATATACCCATTGATTGGGCCAGACAACAAGTTTCGTCTTGAGCATATTAGTTATTTCCAATATGGGAACAGCTATGACAAAAACAAAGTTGGCGTAAATTTATTTATGCCTGAGTTTTTGGAGTATGTAAAGAATTTCGATTACAGTTATACACCAGACAATTCAAATATTTTTGGGAAATATTCATTAAGCATAACAAATAATGAATCAATAATCGCTGATGAAGCTGCTGACAAATATTTGCTTACTGATGTTGAAATTGCTTTAGAAAAAAATTGGTTTAAATCGAGAGACTATTTTGCTAAGATTACAGCCACTTTTGACACAGAATGTGCATTGAGAGACGAAAAAAACGAATTGCAGGAAAATGGATTGTCATTCGATATGTTCACTACTCATTACTACGGTGCATCAGTAAATTGTGCTTCAAATAATATAAATTCTTGGATTTTATTGGATTGCACAGAGAAAGACTCTTCAAATATCCGTTCTATAAACGTCGATACTATCGGAATTATAAACGGAAGACTTACAGCAGAATACATTTTTAAAACTTTTCATCTTTACAACAAGCCTACATCTTTTTTTAAAATTGATGAAAATATTTATCAGTCTAAGTCATTGATAAAAAAACACAAGTTGAGAGAGTTTAAATTACCATCAAATTATCTTAACTCAATTACTTCTGGCATTAACAAACTTCCAGATGGAAGAGAGTTTGTTATTGATAGTTTTTACTTAAATTTACAAGACAATTTTTTGTATGTAACCGCCTATACTGACATTATTTGTGATTCTGATATTACCGTTGGTAGAAACGGATGCCCTATAAAAGACCTTTTAATAAGTACATATCAATTACCTTACTATTACATAGACCCAGGCACAGGATTATATACTTATGTGATGAAAAATTACAGCTATTATACAAATGGGAATTGTGGCTTTTACGTTAAAATCGAATAAAAATGCAAGTATTACCTTTCAGAAAATACGAATTTGTTGAGTCCTTCAATGATTATTACGTAAATCAACAGCAAAAAGGCTTTTCAGTTGTTACTGGTAAAGACTTTTTGCCTTCGTTTGTAGTGAAATTGATTGATGGGGTTTATATTCCATCTACATCTGATTTTAACATTAGAATATATGATGTTTTTGATGATTTAGTGTTTGAAATAAATTCAAAGAATGTAATCCATAAAGTCTATAAAAACTCGACATCATGGTATTATATGTACAATGGTGATTTTATTAATTGCATGGATTTGTCATGTGGTTATTACTATTGTAAGATTAATGATTATTATAGCGATTGGTTCAAAGTAATTAGTGATTTTTCCGATTGCATCAAAATAGTTGCAAAATCAAAATTCAATACTTTTGAGTTGCCGTACTCATTAGAATTCAAACAAACTTTGATTATTGAATCAAAATTATTGGAGCCAGAAATTATTACAAACACAATTTCCGACATTGATTCAATAGGAAATGAGAATGTTAGTAGTGTTGTTTATAGAAAACTCTACAAACTTAATCTTTACTCCTTGCCGAGCAATATAAGCCATTTCTTGCAACATCTTGAATCCTGTACAGATATTACAGTTTATTATTTGTCAAAAATAGTTACTGTAATGAAAAATCAATTCAAAACTAAATCTACTCGTAATACTAGCGATATTGGTACTTTTGATTGTGAGATTAGTTTTACCGAAGACTTTGCGGAAAAAATAAATTACTGCGAAAATAACAGTATTGAAGTTGTTTCTGAGGTCAAATTTATTGAAGAAACCGAGTGTATTGAGATTGTGGACGATATTTTTGTTGAATCAGAGTGTATTGAAGATGAATTGACTTATATAGTAACCGTAATTGTAACATAAAATGATAAAATTAACAATAATCAAATCAAACCCAGAACGGTATTTGTACGGTGCTTCTCAAATAGACAACCCAAATACCGTTTCTTCTTGGTCTGTAAAAAACGAAATTACAATCGGAACAGAAAGTATTTACTATTGTTTTGCTAAAAATAAAATCACTGGCAAAATATCTCGGTACGTAAAATACGTCAGTTGTGATACTAGCTGTCACATGGTTATTGGTGAGCTAAAAATAATTAGCAAGATTTGCAAAATGACCATTGGAGAGTTAAAAATGATTGGAAAAGGATTTATGTTAGACACCGAGCTACCAGAATTATTTACAGGAACTAGCAATATTCTTATTCAATTACCTGTTCCTCATATTTTTGGTTCAGTAAGTGATACAAAAATTCGTCAAATTGACAATATCGCCAATGGCATCCAATGTTATTCTGATAGTCAAATACTTATCAACGGTAGTACTTTTAATGCAGATAAGCCTTTTCACGTTTCCATTAATAGCGAACTGCTTTCTTCAAACTCTTTCGATTACTTCAAAATTTGTGCTACATTAAGCACAGGAAACACAGAGTATGCCAGGGTTTACGGAAAGCTTAAAAAATCTACTGCCGATGGAAATACTTTAGTTATCAGCAACAATTACCAAACAGGACTAGAAGGTGATTCTTCATATGTCATAGATGACATCAATTACTGGTATGGTGCTGAGTATAACGAATTTTGGAAGCAAATGACCGTTGCAATAGTTCCAAATCAAAACAGAGTTACTGTTACTACCGATTTGCGTGGTTGGGGAAGTGGAACAGGAATATTGTCTTTCAAAGTTGATGTTGGACCAGAATGGTACACAAAATCAGAACTTGAAGCGATTGATTTTTCTAACATGAAAGGTAGAGATATTTCAATCTTTGGTGTTTTAAGAGATAGTTCCTCTAATCAAATAATGGACACAAAACAAGTAATTGTCCATTTCAAAGGCGATTATCAAACAAACCTTCCTACGTTTTTTAAACGCAATCCTAACAAAAGAATTGGAAGTCCATCGTATTTCCCAGATTTTAATTTGCCATCAAGTAAGTTGAATATCAATAATTATGGTTCTTTGACTGATGATTTTCAGTACGAAAACCATCTTTATCTTACAAAAGGATACAATTTGGTTACAAAAAAAGGCAATCCATTGATTCCATCAACAAAATTGATGCACTCAGATTATGACCGATGGCTATGGACAGACCCGACTACTAACGCAGATACTTCTTTCCCAAGAACTGATGGAGGAACAAACAATCAAGCTGCTGGCGTTTCTTGGGTTGCTTCTCAAAGTATGCCTTATTTGCTTCGATTGTTTCAACCTGTAATTTCCGCAGCATCTGGCCATGCAGTTATATTTTACGACTTGGAGCAATTAGGTTACGAGCTTTTAAATAATCAAACTGCTTGTGATAAAATTGCTACATTATGGCGAGAATTACAGCGTTTAAATCCATCAATCAAGCAAACATCATATATCAATGCAAAACCGATTGAATGTAGTTATGGTGAAGGTATTTCTTTATCAGAAATGCAAACTGAAAACAACAAATATAATCTAAACAAATCTCAATTAGCGAAAGGATTTTTCAACAAAAATGTTTCGTATTTGAATCTTACAACAAGTACTGATACTTATTTAAGTGGAGAAACTGGTTTGTTTGGTGACTTGATGGGAATTGGAATTGCAGGAGACTATTTGCACAGATACAACGAAAGTTCTTTTTACAGTTTCATACAGGAAATGGAACTTGCAAAAAAACATTTCCCAGATTTAACAATGCTTTCTTTGTGGTGGTCTTATCTTGAGACTTTGCCTAATGGAAGTACTGTTGATATAAACACAGTAAGAAGATACTATAAAAAAACTAATGGATTTTGGTACATGACTGATTTTAAAGTTGCTGTTCCATTTAGTGAGTTTTTCAATAGATTGTTAGCTGCTGTTTATTTCATCAATGGAACATGGATTTGGCACGACCCAAATAATGCAGTCAATAATTTTGATTATCATGGAGGAAATGGAAAAGATGTTCGCCAAGGTACACCGATTGAGCCAGTTTCTAAATGGACAGGATACCCGTATTTAGGTGATAATGTTCCAAATCAATTTGTAAGCTTAGAATCTGTTGGACAGATGGAAATATCTACCACAGTTGGGCATGATTGGGGGCAATTAGCTTTGTATCTTGCTTCTACAAGTGGTGATTTGATTGAGGAAGAAATTTTTAATACTCCTTATTCTTTGGATGGAGGAAGCAATTATATTTCTGGCGAAAAATTAAAGCCAGCTTCTTGTGAGTATTATAGAACACCTATCGTTAGAGCTAAAAAACATCATAGTTCTAATTATTGGCTTATATTTGCACATAATAAGTTCTTAAAATCTCACGAAACACAAACTATAAAAGTTCTGATTGAGTCTATAAATAAGACTATTGACATTACATTAAATGGTAAATTTTCAACACTAGAAAGAATAACTTTACAATAATATGCAAACTATCTATTACCCAAAATTTGCCATTACATGGGCAAAAAAACTTGGACTAGAAGAATATTCTCTTTCAAGAAGTGGAATGTTGATTGAAATATGGGATGAAACCCCATCGACTCCAGTTTTATTAAAAAGACTTTGGGATAAGAATGGTGGAACTTTTGGAGACAATAACCATCCAGACGGAGCCAGTTTATCAGTTGCCGACAATTCCATTATTAAAGTCGTTCTTTATCACTTAGCAAATCATAATATTCCTATGCAAGCTATTGTGATAAATTCAGACACAGGAATAATTTCTGGTACAGATAGCAATATTCCTTCTACATACCCAAAAGGTATTGTTGATGGAGCTGGAACGATAGATGCAAGCACAGTTCCTTTATACAAAGCCGTAGTTGCAGGAGCTTCTACTGTTTTCAAATTTAAAGCAGCTCCACAATCCACAAATTCTTGGTATAAAATAAACTGTAATATTCTTTTTGGGAATGTTAGTGGTTTGACAATGACAGACCCAAACAATGGAACTGTTTACGGAACTGAAATATTTCAATTAGATTATTATGGTGGGAATATAAGATGGCCCAATCCATCTTTATCATCAGGCAATCAAGCATTTCTCGAAAATACAGCTCTTTGGCCTACTGAAAACTCTTTTTCAGAGAACCAATGGTATAAAACTATCATTACCGCAGTAGGATGCTCAAAACTTGTCAATGGACTAAAATTGTCAACTTGGAACAATGCAGGAAATGGCGATACTATGCTCAATCAACCATTTGAAACTTGGAATTTTGGTTGGGGTGGGTACAGAGTAATCAAAGTACTAAAAAGAGCTTCCGATGGAGTTACACCGCTATGGTTTGAAGTAAGGGGAAAAGATGCGTACAGGTATTTTCTTCCATACGCTGCTAATATTGATGGAACAGAGGTTGATTGTTCTAATTTACTCGGTAATTTAATTGGATTGAATATAGATGATTCAGTATCTACTGCTGTTGGTTATGATAAAGATGGTGTTGTATTTAAACTTTCAACTTCTCTTTGTCCAGAACCGACAATAATTGCATCATGTTCTAATCCATTTATAACTATTGGAGGTGTTTTGACTATTGTTTCAAGTCACACAAATGCTACATCTTACCAATGGTATAAAGATAATCAAGTTCTACTTGGTGCAACAAGTGACTCTTATGTTAAAAATAACTGTACTATATCTGATGCAGGAACTTACTATTGTAAAGCGATTAATTCTTGTGGCGGTGGTTCTACGCCATCACAAAAAGACTCGAATACGGTTGCAGTTGCTTTATCATCAAATTTGTTAGTTTATTTTCCTGTATCGTTACAAGGAAACTGCACAGGAGGGATTGAAAGAGGTTGGTCTTTGACTAATAATATTTCTGGTGTAAACGAATGGTATCAATCAGAAGAAGTTCCAATACCTCAGCATGGAAATTATTATTTCTTTGCCAGGTTAATTGTAAACCATGCTGAGTTTGTTGTTACAGGATTAACAAATACTGAAACCTTAAAAACTAAGTAACATGGGAACTATAACTATAAATATAAAGTACTCTAACAATGAAGACGTTCCAACGTCTTCATTGCAGTATTCATTGAGAACTAATATTTTAGATTCTCATAACTGGGTTAATAGCAATGTATTTGAATCACTCAACAATGGAACTTATTACTATTCAGTACGACGAAAGTCTGACAATGTGATAATTTCACAAGGTAGCCAAGTTATATCTACTAGCAGTTTAGTAGGAAATTTCGATGAACCTTACGAAACAACTGTTTCTGGTTTGAGTGAAATTACAGTACTAAAATCTCAGCATCTAAAAACAAAAGTTAAAAATGTGCTTGTTTTTGATTCAAATGGATGGTGTTTAGTCAATAATTGGCAAAAAATTGATGATGAAACTGTACTTATTGTAATAGGTGAACCAAAAACCGTAAATATCCGAATATCTTAAACATAAAAACAATGAAAAAAATCATCTTTCTATTTCTGTTTTTTTACACAGAATTGTATTCACAAAGGCAATTTATCAATGCAGATTCTTACACAATCAAACCAAGATTGAATAATTCAAAATCTGATTTTATAACTGATAATATTTTTGCACAAAACAGATTTTACCTTGGGCCAACTTTAGCGACTCAAACAGAACCTTTTCATATCTCTACAAATGTTCGATTTGATGGAAAAATCAGTTTGAATGGTAATGTAGGATTGAATAGACAATTTTTAATTTCTGGTGGAAACTCTGCAAATGCCTCATGGTCATTGATTGATTGGAACGACATACAAAACAAGCCTACAAGTGTTAATTCGTGGCTAAAAGTTGCTGTCGCAGGAGAGTCGCTTTTAGGTTTTGGGAATTCAAATACTGATAAATTTATTTTCGCTGCCAATGGTCAAAAAATTGCGGAAATGAATCAATATGGACATTTATACGGATGGAATAAGATTGGAGTAAATACAGGATACTATTTTGGTGCAACAAGTAATGATTTTGCTTATCAATTTCTAAATAACTACAATTTAGCAGTTGGTGGAAAGGCAATGGTTGGTTATCATACAAATATGCCTACTGCTCAAAAAACAGGAACGTATTTCTTTGATGTAGCTAAACAGCAATCATCTGACGTTAGTAAAATTAGATTTGTTCAATTTAATGGTTCTGGTGGTGGTAATGTACCTAATTGGAGTATTGAAAATGGAATAAACAACACATTTTCAGTAATGAAATTAAACACGAACGGCTCAGCAGATACAACAAACTCTTTCTACGTAAATGCAGGAAGATTTAATTTTGGTCGTGCAAATGGACTGAATAATAGCAAATTTACTTTTGGCGGTTCAATGACTGTTACTGGAGCCGTAAATCTTGGGAATTATGGCAATGGTTTCCTAAAAAGTGATGCAAGCGGAAACGTAACGACCGATAATAGCACTTATTTGACTACTTCCTCAGCAAGTTCAACTTATATTCCTAAAGATACTTTGCCATCGACATGGAGTGGTTCTTTAACTACTAACTTTGCACTTCTTGGACTGAATAAAGTTACAACTATTGGCCCTGCTCCAAACTTTACTCCAAATACTTCGTATAATTTTGGTTACTATGATTTTAATTCTAGTGCATTAATGCAAGCTCTTAATATCAATAACATTAATAATACGAGTGATGTCAATAAACCTGTTTCTACTGCAACTCAAACGGCTCTGAATTTGAAATCAGATTTGTTAAATCCAAATTTTACTGGTAGCGTTGGAATTGGCTCAAGTTCTTTGACAGGAATCGGGCTAAGGGTAGGGAAAAACATTACAGGAGCCACAACAGGTATAGGTATATATCAAACTGGGGTTGTACAAAATGATGTTACAGGAACTGCTTATGGAGTTAGAAATAATATTAATACAGCGGCTTTATCTTTTACTTTGCCAAATTATTATCACTTTACGGCTAATCAACAATCAATAGGTGCGGGCTCAACTGTAACTACACAAGCTGGATTTGTAGCGGATGCGACATTAATAGGTGCAAATACAAATATTGGCTTTCGTGGATTGATACCATTTGGGAGCAGTAGATTCAACTTATATCTTGATGGGACAGCGGATAACTTTGTTGCAGGAAACTTATACATAGGAACAAACGTAGGTGTTAACTCATTATTTGTAGGTAAAAGTATAACAGGTGGCGTCGATGCTGCCGGTATTCGTTCATCTGGAACGATTCAAACAGACGTAACAAACTCTGCTTTTCTATTTCGTGGTGTTTTAAACCAAGCAGCTTCCATGACAACTACAAGTGTTTATGGTAGCGACATGGTAAACGGAACTATAAGCGGAACAATTACAGGATTAACAAGTTACAGAGCTGGGCTAAGTGGTGGAGTAAACAATACAGGTTTTTCAGTTACAAATATTGCAGGTTCATCTACAACAAAAGGATTTGAGTCACAAATCAATTCTGGAACTAGCAAGTGGAATGCTTATTTTTCTGGAACAGCACAAAATTATTTTGAGGGAAATGTTGGTGTTGGACTTACTACTGCACAAACTAAACTTCATGTTTATTCTACCGATGCAAATATGCTTCGACTAGAGCGGTCGGGTGTAGGTATTTCAAACATTACTGTGTCTGCCCAAATGAGCAACTCGGTTTCTGATTTATTACTTGATGCAGGAACAAATAGTGGTGGTTTCTTATTCAGAACAAAAAACTCTTCTGGAACAAGTGTGAATTCTCTAGGAATAGATAGAGATGGAAATATAGGAATTAATACCGTTGCACCAAGCTCACGACTTGAGGTAATTGATGCAAATGGTGTTACATTTCGTCACTCTCAAACCGCAAATACAGCAGGAAGTACAAGAATTTGGGGCGGTGCTTATAGCGGAAATAAAATGACAGGATTATTAATGGCAACTTCGTCTGGTAGTAATACTTTAACCTTAGGTGGCGGAACGGCTCTATCTGAACCCGTAAATGTGATTGCTTTTAATACCGCATCTGGAGTAGGTACTTTGGGAGCCGGAACGGAGCAAATGAGAATTTCACCTTCAGGAGAGCTTTTGGTCGGTACAACGACTGGGGGCTTCAAGCTTAATGTCGCAGGCACAGCAAAAGTGAGCGGAGCTTTAACTTTTTCAAATTACACAGCAGGATTTTTGAAAACTGATGCGAGTGGAAATGTTACGGCCGATAATAGCACATATTTGACAACATCATCAGCGGCATCTACTTATGCACCTTTAGCATCACCAAATTTCACAGGTGTGCCAACAGCTCCGACAGCAGTTGCAGGGACAAAATCTACACAACTTGCTACAACCGAGTTTGTAAATAATAATTTTTTCAACAAAGACACATTACCTGGTTCTTATCCTTTAAGCGGAAATATGGGAATTGTCACTTTGAAAAAAGTAACTACAACAGGGCCACCGCCACTTTTTCTCGGCACAACTAGGTATTATTTTGGATATTCAGACTATACTGATAGTGATATGATGCAAGCTCTTAACATCAACAATATCAATAATACTTCTGATTTGAATAAACCTATCTCTACTGCAACTCAAACAGCTTTAGACTTAAAAGCTAATTTAACTAATGCTACATTTAGCGGAACAGTAAAAGCACAGCAGTTTGAGATTTCTAGTCTAAACACAGCACCATCAAGTTCAACCGCTACTTGCACAACAGGACAGATTAGGATAACTGCAACATATATATACCTTTGCTCTGCCACAAATACGTGGGTTAGGTCAGCATTTGCAACATTTTAAACTATATTATTATGTCAATTATAGAAATAGCAAAAAAAGAAATTGGAACAAAAGAATCGCCTAGAAATTCCAATAAAACAAAATACGGAAAGTGGTTCGGTCTTGATGGTGTAGCATGGTGTGGAATTTTTGTAAGTTGGTGCTATGCTATGGCAGGATTTCAGTTGCCTAATATTGGATTTTCCAAAGGATTTGCAGGATGCCAAACGGCAGTTCTATATTTTAGAAAAAACAAAATGACTACTTTAGAACCAGTTGAAGGTGATATTGTTTTTTTTGATTGGAATGGTGATGGAAGATTTGAACATACAGGTTTATTCATAAAATGGGAAAACAAGGACAGGAGGAAGTTTTTTACTATTGAAGGAAACACTTCATTTTCCAATCAATCTAATGGTGGTGAGCTAATGGAAAGGCTTAGAATTAACTCAAACGTTATATTTGTTCACCCTACAATATTTGCAAAATAAACCAATCTATTTATATTTGTCTTATTATTAATTCAAAACCAAAAAATCCAATGAAAAAGTTTCTTTTTTTATTAATCGTAATTCCTGTTTTGTTCTTTACTGAAAGCAAAGCTCAAACAGAATTGAACAGCACACAGGTAGATACATTGTCTCTTTATTTACGCCCTTCTACAAGTAGATTGACAGTAAATGGTACTAAAAATTACGCTACTCGATTGGATACTTTACAGAAAGCTATTGGAAAGTTTTCTGCTAATGCTCCATTGACTCGTATTTTTATGCCAACTCATAGTAAATCCAGTTTTGGTACAACTACATTAGTCGCAGGAGTAAAGACAGTTACAAATACAGCCGTAACATCTACTTCAAAAATTATAGTATTTTTGATAACGCCGGGCGGCACACTAGGAGTACAATATTATGTATCAACAATTACCGCAGGAACGAGTTTTATTATTAAGTCAGCCCAGACGACAGGAGCAGACCAGACATCCGATACAAGTACAGTCGGCTATGTAATTATTAACTAGATGTTAGGAGTAGTCAAGCTTTTTTTCCATGAATATCTGGATGATATTTTGGAGTATTTAGTTGGCGTATTTTTTATAAAACTCGGTATAATCAATGTCGTAGCTGTTTTTTTAGAAAAGTATGGACTAACTTTTGATTTTGTTTATTTTGGGGCATCTGGTGGGTTTACTTGGTGGTTAATTGTAAAATACAAAGAACAAGTTGCTAAAGAAAATGGAAGACCATATGTAAAAGTTACGTTTTTTCGAGCTATAATTTATTTGTTACTGAGTATGATTTTTGCCGTAATTTTTACAAGTTTTCTGCAAAAATCATTTTTACCTCAATTACTTCTAGCTATTGTTGCTTTTTGTACTGGCTTATTTTGGGAGATTGTATATAACAGAGTAAAAAAAATATTTTCTAATGCACTCAAAGATAATGAAGACATTGAAAAGTATTCTTCTAACGAGGATACAGACCATCCTGTTAAGCCAGGCGGTTAATGGTATGAAACTGCTATGCTTCCTAAGTTTGGGAAGTATAGCAGTTTTTTATATTGCTTATGATGGCTCAGAATGGATGAACAATTTTTATTTTATTTCTGATAAAATTCAAATGTCGATACTTTTGTGCTTTTTGACTTTAAATAAAGACAAAGTGGTTTCGTTTATAGCTAAATACCTTTATTATATTTCATTGATTAGGCTGTTTTACTCATTAATTATGAGTTTTGGTGTTTTTACTGAAGACACATTAAAACTAGATTGTATTGCATTATTTTTTGTAACTATAATTGTTTCCCTGTACGAATGGAATACAAAGCGATTGTGAGTAAATTCTTTTCTATGGCAGATATATTTTTCACTACTATTGCAATCTTATTGCAAAAAAACGTGAGAACATTTAAAGAAGGTAGCGACCTAGCTACCTTTGTTGTAGTTATGACATATTTTAGCTTGAAAATATTCTTTTTGCTTACGGCCGAAGGTGAAAAATCAAGAAAAATTCAAAATGAAGAAAAGTTTTTTAACGATTACAAAGATGATTTAGAAGAGTATATAAAAAACAAAAAAAAGAATGAATAACATTGACTACAAAAAAATTATTTTAGCTGTTAATTTTATCTCAATCATTTGCTTTATAGTTGCTATTTTCTTGCAAAATAACACTATAAATAAGCTCAAAGGCAATGAAAAAGCAATGATATTGAAAGATTCATTAAAAACTAAAACTATTGATTCTCTAGGGGAAAAACTCACTTTTACTAAAATAAAGCTTGAAGATTGTTTTTCTGAAAACTCAAGAATGAATATTGAAAATAGTAAAAATAAACTTTGGCTTAAATCTAAAGACGATGAATGTGAACACGAGAAAGATATGCTCTATATTGAGTATAATACTAATACTGACGACACAGGAAAGTTATTGTCAGAAATCGGACAGCTTAATAGCTTATCCGATGTCGAACGGATGGTTTTATCCAAAAAAACAAATAGAAAGCCAGACTAAACTAATTATCGAAGGTGTCAAATATAAAAACAAATTCGATTTTGAATTAAAGAAAAACGCAACACTTGACAGTATAAATTCCAAATTGATTGATTTTAGCTACAAAAAGGATTCAAGAATTTCAGAGTTAATGTTAGATAGTATTCAGAACAGAAAACATATTCTAATGATAAATGACTTTCAAAACTCAACTGTAATCCCTTTTTATCAAAAAGAAATAGTTAAATCCAAAAAAAACGGAATATTAATTGGTGTTTTATCTACAATTTCAATTATTTTTGGTTCATTATATTTTTCACGATAACAAATTTTTAACAAAATGAATAATAGATTCACCCCGATTGGATGCGGAACTGATTGTGCAGCTTTGCCAACTTTTACTGTTGGAGATTGCAACCCAGTAAAATCCGTTTCTGAAATTAGTATGATTTTGTTTAGCAAACAAGGATGGGTAAATAACCCTACTTCGATTGTTGCAAATGAGCTTGTGCCAGGTTTTAAGGCTGAGTATTTAGATAGAGTTTCTAATACTTCAACCGATGCTGATGCAGTAAGATTCAAGACTGTTTTTGCTGAGTTGCCAGCAGCAGACCCAGATACAGTTACAGATGAATACGGAACAAAAATCCCTAAATGGTCTAATAGACAAATTACGTTTGTTGACTCGGATATGTCACCAGAAAATTATTTGTGGCATGAGAAAGCTCAATGTATGGGTGAAATAAGATTTTGGTATGTAATTGATGGCTATTTATATGGAGGAAAGAACGGATTGAAAGCTACTTTCTATTCTAGCCAAAGTAGCACTCAAGGAGCAGATACAATTTCAAATAAATTTGATTGTACTATTTCATTCAGAATGACTGGCATTATCCCAAGAGCATTGTCTTATGTTTAATATTTTTGCCGTAAATAAGGAAAGCCAGAGAAAATTCTCTGGCTTTTTCTGTTTATAACACGAAATCAAAACTTAATATATTTTACAGTTTGTAAGCATTTTTTGTTTTTTGTTTACTAATCCTGCAACAAACGGCCTTCTTTTTGTATCGAACTTGATTACTAAATCTTCAACTTTTCCAAATCTATCAATATTTTTGCACATATCAATAATCCAAGAATCTTCTTTGTTTTTGTGTATCCTTATTCCTCTTCCAACTATCTGGTAATAAAGTGCCAAAGATAATGTATCTCTTCCCATAATCACACATTCTAGTTCTGGAAAATCAAAACCTGTAGTTAAAACGCCAGAATTTACAAGAACTTTTATCCTTCCATCTAAAAATGCTTTTATTACAGCATCTCTAGATTTTTGGTCCATCTCTCCATCAATATAGCCGAATGTTGGATTTAGTCTTACTATCTCCCTAGCTTCGTCTAAGAATCTAACAAAAATTAGTGCGTTTTTTCTTCCTGCGGTTATTACTCTATTAGCTATGTTAGATATTTTTTCTGGGAAATTTATAGACTTATGATATTCCTTCATCGACCTTTCGGTATAATCGGAGCCGTTAGCGGTTTTCTCCATTTTGGATGTATCATATTCAAAATGTTTGTCTTTAATTTCAAAATACCGAAGTTTTGCTAAATAATTATCATCAAAAAGCTTCCTGTTTTGAACTAAATAAATGATGTCATGTAATTGAGTTTGTCGTTGCCTAGTGATAAATCTAAGCTCAGAACCACCCATTGAAGAGTACAACCTATAAGGCGTTGCTGTTAATCCAATCACTTTGACTTTCATTTGCCTAATCAAAGTATTATACATACCTTTTGTTGGTTCTACTCCATGACATTCATCAATTATTATCAATTTAATGTGCTTGAAAAGCTCCATTTTTTTGATGATTGAGCCTATTGTTGCAAATGTTACCATTCCTACTTGTTTTTGCCCCAATGAAGCAGAAAATACCTCAGCATAAAACCCTAAATCAGTATATTTCTTGTAATTCTGTACTAGAATTTCTTTAGAAGGTTGTAAAATCAATGTAGGAACGTTTATCCTTTTGATGATATTTGCTATTACAATACTTTTACCAGAACCAGTAGGAAGAATTATTATACCGTTTTTATTTTTTACATTATAAAAATGTTCGTAAGTATAATGTACAGCATCTTCTTGATAGGGCCGCATTTTTATTTCTTCTCTCATATTATAAATATTTGTCGGTGGAAAATTCGTTCCAAAGCTTTTTTAATGTCAGTTCTTTAGCTTCTGCCATTATTTTAGTACACTCAGTCAATGTTTTATTCGGTTTTCTTACTCTGATGTAGAATTTTTTGATTATTTCCTCAATTTTATTGTAATCAAACTCTCTGAAAACATTTTCATCAATGATTAACATATCGGCAACTAATCCATTCATTTCTAATGACTTATCAGTAACTAAAAAAAGATTTATTTCTTTCGACTTCATAAAGATTTTGTCAGAAAGGTATTGGATTTTTAACTCTTTCAATTTATAATCATTCAACTTGCCGCTTTTTTCAAGTCTATTGATTATATGAGGCTCAATATCCCACTTTATAGTTTTTCCAATTTCTGGGTAGTAATAAATAACATTCATTGGTTTTTAGATTATAGTTATACATATTTTGCCATTTCATTAATCCACATTTTTGGAATAATTGGAGTTACAGAGTTTCCAACAAATTTCCCTTTGTCTTCAACTCTTCCAAAAAGAACATAGTTTTTTGGAAAGCCTTGTATTTCTAATTTTTCCTGTACTGTGAACATTCTAGTTTTAATGTCTCTTATCCCATATTTTGCCATCAACTTTTTTATTTCAATCATTACCTCTGAATCATTTTCGTAAATAGGAACGGAAAACTCTCCACGAGTGCAAGTAATTAGCGACAAAGGTGCTTTATCTTGTCTAGCAACAATTACTGGGCATGGCTTGTCAGAAGAAATTAGAGTTTTTGTCGTTCCATGATAATTCATAATGCAAGATATTTTTGCATGATGGTCGACTGTTGTAATTGTGCCAGCAGGAACATCTAATGATTTTACCTTTGAATCAGCTTTCCCAGAGTAATATGTGCTTATAAAATCAATAGTAACAAGTCCAAGCCTTTCTTGTGTAGCAATTACTTTTAAATATGGACTTTCTTCAAATCCTGTTGTAGTTCCACCGGCACCACAGAACAAGTCTATGATGATAAATTTAATTTCTTGTTTCATTTCGTGTTATTTATAAATTCAAATTCTATTATTTACTATAAATCCAAAGTTAGAGATTATATAATCTTGACATCTCAATATATAGTTGACCCATTTTTCTTTTGAAATATTCTTAGTCGTACCTGCTTTTGTAATTTCAAAAAATTCAAACTCTGGGTTACAAGTGATTTTTAACTGAGTGTGAACATCAAATCTATCATTTCCTGTAAACTCAGCTAACGGCTCTACAATAGTACTGAAATACACTTTTTGCAGTTCTTTTTCTGTTCCTGTAAATTCGTTTATTTCAACATCATACTTTCCGCCAAGTTTTGAAAGAGTTTCAATGTGTTCAAGAAGTGCTTTTTTGCTATTCTTGTTCGATAAGTCGTAAATCATGGTTTTGAAAATATTTAGTGATTACATCAACTGCTTGCTCATAAGTCCAAACAAAACAAGCATAAGAACCAAGGCGAATATGCTCTTCGATTGTTTTTGCTTGTTCTTGAACAGCTTCATCAGCTTTTAACTCACCATTTTGTTTGAATGGTGTTTCTTTTTTCACTTCCAAGAAAAGTGAATGAAAATGTTTGCTTGGGTGATAAATTGGTATATCGAGTGTTTTCCAATTCTTGCATCTTTTTCTTTTTACTTCGGATGCAAGCCCAGGGCCTAGTCGAATTCCTGCTGGGTCAACTGCGTAAATTACTCTTGGATAATTTATGTCCAAAAATGAGCAAATTTTTGAGTGTAGGCTTTTTTCTTCTTTTTTCATAAATTTAGTTCGATTAAATCTTTAATGTCTTCGTAATTGCCAGTCCAATAGCCAACATTTTTCATTGATACTTTATTATCTTTTATCGTTAGTAAGTAAGCTAAACAATTTAATAGTTTATTGTAAGACTCACATACTACTAATAAATTACTTCCTATTTGCCTTTCAACAAATCCAAAATACTTATCATTGATAAATACTCTTTTATCACCTGTAATTGAAATGCTATCTTTTGAGTTTCTGATGTTGTAACCATCAGAACAAAACATTTCTTCAATATAAGGTAGAGGTATATTGCATTGTGTCATTTTATTATCAGTAAAAAACCGTTTTTTAATGAGACTAAAGTCGTTTCACCTTCACTCAAATACATTAATGAGAGAGATACGGAAACGAATAAGTAAAAATCTAATAATTGAATCATAATTCTTGATTATTTAAGTTTATTCCAAATACAGAGCCATTACTAGAAGAACTACTCATTTCATTTTTACAACAATCGCATTTCATACCACTGTGTTTGAATTTTAATTTTTCTTCTTCTGACTTAAATTCAATTCGATTTGTAATAACTTCACTATTAAAATCATTTATTGAATTTTTACATTTCTTATTATTACAAACAAAGTGATAAAATACATAAATAGGTTCTTTAATCATTTTCTAAATTTGGTTACGGTGAATTTTTAAACCTTCTTCATATGCTTGCTCATAAGTTTCTACATCAAGATTACAATTCCAACAAGATGCCATCCAAAATTTTTCATCCAAATAAAGCTCTTCACTAGATTTTCCTTTTGTGTGATGTATCACAGTTGCTTTACTGGTACATCTTGAAAGCTTTAATTTGCATACGGCATTTTTTTGTAAAAAATCCTTTCTTTGATTGCTATAAGACTTTAAAGTTATTTTGCGTTTTTCGCTTGTTTGAGCGATTTTTTTTCTTTGTACGCAGTTCTTACAAGTTGGAGGATTAGAACGCCACAGCGAGCGTTTTTGTCCGCAAATTGAGCAAGTTTTTTCTTTCACATCTTAACGTTTTTGTGCATTTCTGAAATTTCAATCCATTTGCTTGATTTTACTCGCCATGTTTCATCAAAAACTTGTTGAGTAAGCCCCAAACCGATTAAAACAAAGTCCTTAAACGAATCATAACTGTTTGACAAAACAGTATTTGGTATGTTTTCATTTGGCCATCTTATCTGTAAATCGTGCATGAAGTTTTCTGTCATTTCTGAGTCCATCAATGCAATCCAATTTACGCCAAGAATTGGCAATCCTGCATTTTTCATAAAAGCATAACATTCTATCAATCGAAAACCATTTGTTACGTTTTGTTTAACGTAAATTACTTTTGTTTCAGCTACTTGTTTTGCTTCTTCATCAGTAAGAGAAAAAACGCTAATTGCTTCCGTTTGGTTATCCATTGCATACACACCGAAAACCTCAGTATTAATTGGGTTTTCTAATAAATCAGTTTGTTGTCTAAATTGTACCTGTTTCATATCTTATTCCTTAGACTTGGTGAATTGTTTGGGAAATAAATTAAATTATGAGTTTCAAAAAATCTATCCTTTTCACGAGAGCCATATTTTGATTCAATAGTTGTAATCAAACTATCTTTTGACTCAAGGAATAAATTTGTAGTATAATGAGTTTTGCAGTCCACAAATTTGGATAAATTGTATCTGTTTACCATTATTCTACCAGCTATAATCACATCTTTGTTTGAATAATTAGACGAGCCATCATCATGACCTAAATCGTCTAATAGGAAATTTTTATACGCCTTGAATTTCTTCATCATTTCGTATCCTTCAATAGAAAACCTTTCGTCAAATTCAGAACAAAAATCTATCGAAAACTGCTTTGCTTTCCAAAACTTCCTTTCATTGCTAGAAACTTCTGGGTGTTCTGTCAATATAACAATAGACTTCATTATGGCGGTCATAATATCAGTCTTACCGCATCCAATCGGTCCGATTAATAGAATCGACTTATCAAAGTTATAATCCTCTGCTTTTGACCTTGTTTTGTTTTCTGGTTTGAGAAAATATGGATGCTCTGAAAAATAAGAAAGAAGTAAGTTGATTACTTGCTTGTTATAATCAGTCACAATAAACTTTTTTTGATTCGTATGTATGACATTATCAAAATGCCATTTTACGTACATTGATAGATTATTGAATCTAGCTTGATAGTCACCATAATCTATTGGTTTTTCTTCTTTTGGTTGTAATGATGCAATAATTTCATCAATCATAAAATACTATGTTTTTGTAAGATTTTTGAATCATTTTTTTGATAGAATCAGAATTGTACTTAAAAAAGTAAATCTCCAATGACTCTATTTTTATGTACCGTTCCTTTCCATTTTTTAGAAACTCAATATTATGTGAGTCAAATTCTTTTTCAATTAAAAAAGGTAGCATAAGAAGAAACGAATCACTTTTTGATGCAATTCTGATTTGATTAGCGTTGCTTCTTAATGCTAACTTTATGTCGTTTAATATTGACTCTATCACTCTATTTTTTCTTAGAAGGTTTCAGATTTGAGCTTTTTTTGTTTTTCGTTTTCTTTGGCTGCTCTTCTTCTTCTTGATGAAATTCCTCTAAATTTTCTGGGAATGGTTTTTCCTCTTCTTCATCTTCGTATTGTGGAAGTAATTTTTGGTTGTTATCTTGGAGTGCAAGAATTTCTTTTCCTTCAAGAAGGATAGCACCTGTTTCTTTCTCTTCTCTTTTTATGATTACTTCACCACCTTGAAACAAATCAGTTTGCGTTCCCGCTTTATCGTAATCACCGTTGATGTAGTTAGTTGCAAGTACTTAAATTTCTGAAATATCTTTCATTAATTCATCATTATAAATGTACTCTGATGCGTCACTAACTATAAAATATGGCGTAGTAATATCCATGAACTTATCAATACTTGCAAACTCAAGCCTTTTTCTTCCATAAACTTTTACTTCAATGTCTTCTTTTCTGCGAATGATAAATCCACTAGATTGGCAATTATAAAACGTTTCTTCATAAAAGCCTTTTTCGTCTTCGTTTAACTTACATTCGTCAAAATCCTTTTCTATTTCAAACTCACATAAAAAAGGTATGTGAATTGCTAATTTACGAATAGCATTTACTAATGCTTTTTTCGGCCTATGTGGAAAGCTAACTTTGTGCTTTTCAACTTTGAAAGAAACATTTTCTGAGTATGAAATGTCTAAACCGCCAGTCTTTCTGTTTAATTGTAATTGAATAATCTCTAAATTCATTTGATTGATTTTTTTAGTTTATAAATTTAATGTGACATGGTAATACTTCATTAATTGTTCCATCAGGCGATTCAACTATCGCATAAGTAAAGTTGCCAGGCCCAGACTCAAATTCAACATAAGAGTTTGCCCATTGATGGAAAATTCCTTCGTTACAAAACTCTGATTGAAACTTTTTATCAGTTTCAGAGTACTTTTTAAAAACACACTTTCTTTTTTTCATAGACCTTCATCATCGGCAGCTCTAACTGCGATTGTTTTCTTGTTTGGAATATCTTTCTTTCTAAAATCACGAGATTTTATAAAATCTGGTTCTCGGTAAAATTTATTACTCAAGTACTTATTTGTGTCACAGATATATTGAACATCTGTAATTACAGCCATGTATTGTTTTGAGTGTTCAATGACTTCTTTTTGTTCACTTTCTTTTAGAGAAAGGAATTTTTTCATTGCTTTTTCTTTGCCAACTTTCTTCTTCCAAATACTCCACCATTCATTGAATAGTGAATTATCTTTGGGGGGGGATGGCGGAACTAGGGGGGGGGTTTTTGAGTCTCTAA